ACATAGGAGCAAGAGGGGACTTAAGTAAGCTTTGTTGAGCTTTAGACTTATCTTTATAAGGTCCAGACTTAAGTATTGCATCTTCCCCATTGAATGTTTCATAGTTCATTGGATTCATCAGATTGATTAGATTAAGAGTCTTTTCTACTGTATTTACACCAGCAGCAGGAGACTTTAATATTCTCAAACCTTCACCAACCATCTCTGGAGTAGGAGTAAGAGCACCTAATTCAGTGTATAACCTTCTCAATTGATACTCAATCATTTTGACTAACCAAGGTCTATCCCTATCATCACTCCACTCTATTAATCCAATAGCTGCTGCTACTGCAAGGAAGTGTGCTACCTCAGTTAATGCTCTCTTGACATTTGCCTGTTCTGTGGGAGTCATTTCATTCCACTTACTTGCAATATCAAACTGAGCTTTCCTTAGGTCTTGGAATAAGGCATTCATAAACCTGCCAGTAGTAAGATAATAACCTTCTGTCCATGCCTCAAGGTCATAGTTATATGTAGCTGATTTAAACCTCCTATTTAAGCTTGGCTTTATCCATTTTCTGAACATCATACCCAACCTACCAATAGCTAACCTTTGTACTGCACTTCTATCAGCTTTATTGTAAATACCATGCATTCTTTGATTAATAGCTGCACTCTTTCTACTGAACTTGATTATATCTTCTTGAGTAAAAGTGCTACCATCTTGCTTAGTATAGCCTTGTTTTAGCTGTAATTTAGCACCTAACTTCTTGTTACTACTATCTAATGGCACAACCTCAAAAGCATCCCACAGACTTACTAACTTACCATTAGGAGCCTTCATTTTATAAGCATCAGCCAGAGCTAATGATGTTCTATTCTGCATCCAGTGTTCACCAGCATTATTCATAAAGAATAAAGCAGATGTACCAAACATTCTACTAAACCAAGTCTTCCTATCAAAGTTGACTTCTCTTGTATCCTGTTCATATTCCTGCATTACATTGAATAGTTCATCCCATAAAGCTAACTTATTAGTCTTCACCCTATCACCTAATTGAGCTAAGAATGATGGTAATTCCTTACCATAAGTTCTATCAGCTCTTAGGGTATTTTTTTCATTGAAGAATTCTCCTGAGAAAGACTCAATCCTCATCATCACCTTACCAGTAGCTATATTGGAAACACCTGAAAGGACATTTAATGCCAAATTATTCATAGAAGTCATTCTATTAATAAAGTTAGCTACCTTTCCCTTGTCAATATTAGTCTTACCAAATGTTCCTTCATCTGCCATGTATCTTCCATATACCTGCATTTCAAAGAAGTCATTCAGTCTTTCCATAAACCTTGACTTGTCTCCTGTCTTGGTTAATTTACTTTCAACCTTTCTACCTACTGCCTTAAACTTCTCAACCATAGGTTTACCACCTTCTGTTTGAGTGACTTGTCTTTCTCTAAGCATATCTCTACCTACTTCAAGAACATCAATGACTTTATTCATTTCATCAAAGTCATTAGCCATTGCTGCATAAGCAGTCATAGTGCCTACTATATCAGTTGATAAGTCATTAGCACTTTCTCCCTTCTTGAGTTTTGTAAAGTAGATAGGTAACATTTGTACCTCTCTATCCTCAAAGTCTTTTACAGTTGCCTTGTCTCCAAAGTCTGTATCATCAGTTCTCCTAATGAAATTATCCTTGATACTTTCCCAAACCTGTTGAGCACCAGACTTCACACTCTCAGAGCTTTTAACCCTCTCAACCAAGTCTTTCCTAATCTTTACAGCACTATTCAGCTTGGTATATTTATCAGGAAGAAGAGCATCAAGTTTAGCCTTAATATCCATTACAGTAGTATAATAATCCCTCTGGGCTTTATTTAGCCTTCTGAACTCCATACTTTCATAAATGGATTTCTTAGGTTGTCTTACTCCATCTACAGTCTCCATATTGGCATCAAACCAGTTCTGTCTCTCTTCATTGTATTTATCAGCATTCTCTCCTATAGGGTTTCTGCCATACCTTTCATTGAGACTTTGGAACATAGTCCTCATTCTCTCTCTGAATAGAGTATGATTTATCTCACTGATATAATTACCACTCAGATTACCTTTACTATCTCTCTCAAACATCCATTCAGTGTCTTTCACACCAGCCTGTTCAAGTTTAATAGTGGCAGCTTGTAGTTCTTTCTGAATATCAATAGTCTTTAATCTGGCTTGTTCCTTACTCTTTTTAACAGCTTGGTCCATAATCTTCAACATATAATCAGATGAATCAGCCATACTATCCAGCCATCTATCAAAGAAAGAAATATCCTCATCAGCCACCTTAACCAGTTCTTCTGCACTTAAAGTTTTTCCTTTGTACTTACCAAATGGGACCACAAGGTTATCCCCTACAAAAGGCTTGATGAAATCAACAAATAGAGGCATAGAGATTGTATTGTAGTCTACTGCAAGGTCATTAAGCATTGTAGTAACATTATCTAATGTAACCCTTACCCTTTGACCATATCTATTGTCTGTGGACTTCTCTTCCTCTCTTAGAGCTTCTCTTACTGAATCAGCTATCCTCTTATAACTGTACATATAGTTCCTGATGTCCCTAAGTACTCCAGCCCTTTCATTAAGATTGGTTGCAGGAGTATTTCTCAACACCTCAAGCCTACTACTTACTTTCCTTAACTCTTCAAGTGCATTATCAAGGAACATATATATGCCTTCAATCTCACTATTATCAGCTAATTCAAGTTCTAACCTATCTATTAATAACCTCTGATTTGCACTAAACTGACTGTTAGGATTTCTCTTTTCATAAATCTTAAGCCTCTTCAATTCATTATCTATAATCTTCTTCAAGAGAGTTTTATCTCTATCTACTCTTTCAGTAGTAGAATAGAATGCCTCAGAAGTAGCTATGTTCTCAACACTGATAGCTTCATCCATCTGCCCAGTAAGAATATCACCAGCCAGCTTACTAAAGCTACTCTCTGCTTCAAGCATTGCTTTTTGGAACTGTGAAGCACTTAATCCTCTAAAGAAATTTTTTACAGCATTAATAAACCTCTCCAGAAGGGATTTATAAGATGAAGAGGGGATGGGTTCAGACTGTAGTAAGTGCTTAGCAAGTAATTTACCAGCAGCTTCTCTGGCTAACTTTGATTCATCACCTTTATAAAGACTATCATAAGTAGCATAATCATCACCTAATATCTCACCTACCAAGCTATTATTAGCCAAGTGATTAACCAATCTATTGATAAGAGGATTATCACCCATTGCCTCAATAGCAAAGTGAGCAAACTCTTCTGGTAATGCTCTCTCACCTTTAATACCATCAGCAAGTCTAATCAATTCAATTATACCTGTTGCAGCATCTCTGGCTTGACTAAAGTCTGTTACTCCTGCCACTCCTCTTCTCTGTTCCAAGTCTGTAAGAGCACCTATTGCTACACCATTAGAAGCAAGAATCTCTCTCAACCTATTATTAAGAGTATAATTATACTGCATATTATTAGCTTCAAGACTATTCATCTTGTTTCTTACTCTAATAAAAGGACTGATATAAACCCTATTACTTTCATTGTCCCACACCTTCTCAACAGATGCAACATAGTCCTCTCTAAACTCTGATTGAGTATTGAATTGAATAGCCCTCTGAACTAACATTCTATAGTTTTCATCATTGTTCAGATATAACTTAGTTCTACCTGTCTTATGATAATGTCCAACCTCTTCATTAAGGTTCCTTAAAATCTTCTGCTCATCAATAATACTTCTTAGATTAGTTTTCTTCAAGAGACTGCTTAGAGTAGGTTCACCATTTTCATCCATCTGTAACCTTGGATTCCAATTAGTAACAAAGTCACTACTCTTTGTAATGAGGTATATTCTTGTTGCCTCCTGTCTATTAGGGGCATAAGCCAGCAGGTCTTTAAATAACCTGCTGCTTACTACCTCATTTTTACTGTTCCTCACTTGAGGAATTATTGCACATTTCTTAGCCATATCTATAATTCATATAATGTATTTGCACCACAGATTTTATCATTATTTGCATCCTCATACTCAGTATTAGGACTAATAGAATTAATATCATCTGCTTTCCCTTCATTCACTTCAAGTGGAGCACCATACACCTGACTGAAAGCCTCACTTGCAATATCTTGAGTCAGACTTGAGAAATCATAGCTAAGATACTCTGGCATGGAGTCATAATCAATATTCTCTTCCTGATAGGCTGTTATATCCTGATTTACATTAGGAGTATAATCCCTGTCATTCTTATCAATTACTGACTTCATTTCAGTAACATCCTTACCATATTCATACTCAATGAAACTGTTCTTGAATCCAAGTGGGTCTATTCTCTCATACACAGCTACATTAGGTTGTACATTATCAGCTTGTGTAAGCCTGTAATATATTGTACCTCCCTTGTATCTTCTTGCTATGTAATTAAAGAAGTCATAGGTTGTTTCCTCTCCTGTTCCTTCTCTCTTCCTTACTATCTTCTTATCACCACTGTTAGATTCAGTATCAATGGTTATCTTAACCATATCCAAAGCATCACCTTGTTCATTAGTGAAAGAAGTAGAAGCCTCTGTAGGAACCTCAGGAACTAACTGTCTATTATCCAAGTGATTGTAGATATACTGGTCAATGAACTGACTGTAATCATCCTCACTTTCCAACAATCCTCTCAGTGTATCAATATACTCTGGAATAGATTGTCTAATAGCAGTTGGTGCTAAATGAATGAAAGTAGAAGGTCCAAATGCAAATCCATTTCTGTAATAACTGTATCTGAATAGATTAAGAGCTAAAGCCTGAGCTTCTGGTCCCATATATAATAATGATTGCCAGTCCCTCATATATCTTTCTCTCAGAGTAGGACTTAACTGACCAACATTCTTAAATACTACTGTATCTACAGGATTATTTTGGTTAGCCCTTATTACTCTTAATCTCTTAACAAATTCAAGTTCAGCTATTTCAGGATGTTCACTCAATGTTCTATTGAAATAATCAGGGAAATTATTGATGAAATCCCTTCTCTTATCACTGGCTGTTGTAACCTTATCATCTGCTCTGAGGTTAGCTTCTTGCCCAAAGAATGATGTCTTGGACATAATATAAGCTAACAAATCATTGTAGATGTTATTGAGTGTCTTTGCATTCAACTTGCCTGTCTTAGTGTACTGTCTTAAGCCTCTCAATCCCTCTTTACCATCAATTACTTCTCTGAAAGAGTCAGTGAATTGAGGGAAATATCTACTGAACATCTCTTGTGTCTGGTCAATACCAAGACTAAAGAATGCTTGTAAATAAGGTAATGGGGAATTTAATAACTTTTCTCTTATCTGGTCAATATCCATACCTTTTAAATCAAAAGGTAGTATAACATTTGCACCAGTTAAAGGAGAGTTTTCATTTAACACCACATTAGTCAGGAAGTCATCAACTTTCTGTATCTTAATCTGTGTATCTGCAATAGTAGGACCTGCTGCACCACCTTGGGTATCTGCTCTTGTAGCTTGAACCAATTGTCCTAAAGCATCTGCTGTGCCCATTATTCTCTTGAATAAATAACCAGCAGCCACTTGCTTCTTAAAGAACTCAATCTTTCTGTAGTCAGATGTCTGATTCCTATTACCTAATTCCTCTACTTCCTTCTGGAGAATGATATTGTCTGCCAATTCATCTGCCATGAACTTATTAGATTTATAATTGTCATAGGTTACATCTTCCATCATTGCAGCCCTTTTCTTGTAGTTCTCAATGACTTCATCAATAATTGTGTCCTTTCCTTTGCCTTCCCTACTCTCTCTGAAATAGGTATTAGTAATATCCATTACAATAGGTTGTGACATAATCAAACCAATCTCAACAGGATTATAACCAAGCCTACTTAAAAGCATTGAGGCATCAGCAGTGAATGTATTCTGATTCAATGAAGCAAGCACAGGGTCTTTCACATTATCCACAGATGCAGCAAGGAAACCTGCATTATTCCTTGAGATATACTCCTTATTGTCATTCATCAGACCATGAAGAGAAGTCAGTCTCTTACCATTAAGTAAGAAAGAGCCATTCTCAGTATCAAGACCTAATTCAGTATGTTGCATCAAAGCATGGTTTGCATTATGGTTGGCATAAATACCAATCAATGCTGCACCAGTCATATTCTGCTGATGAAGTTGAACCTGAGTTCTTGGGTTAAGAGGGTCAAGTTTCTTCTTGAACTTCTCTGCCAATTTGTCAAGTTGTTCCAAATCCATACTTTGTAACTTGGAAAGAGTACTTTGATTCTCAGAAATATTCAGTTCCTTTCTTAGTTCAGACTCTCTACTGGATTGAAGGATATTAATCATTCTTGCAGACTTCTTCTGATAATCAAAACCACCTGGATTAAGCATCTTTGAAGCAGTGTCAGCATTAGTCAGAACACCCCACATCATATCAATCAATAGATTATTTCTGGCTTCAAGACTATTCTCTTGTGGAGACTTGCTAAAGTCATATTCAATCTTCTCAATCTTGTCCTCAGAAGATACTCTATACTTCTCTCTATTAGCTCTATATGTCTTCCAGAGATTGTATTCCTGACTATCCTTAGGAGCTTTTCTACCATCATCTATGGCTTTATTTACACTCTGTCTATACTCCTTCAACATTTCAGGAGATACAGCTTTTCCTTGTGTCAATTGAGCAACCAAATCATCAACAAACTGCCTTCTATTATACTTAGGAGTTATCTTAAACTCAGGTAACATGATATACAATTTATCCACATCAAAGTCAGAACCACTTAGGGTAGTAATCTCTGCTGGGAGCATAATTGCAGAACCATTCTGCTGAGGTAAGAAACCTTTAATATAAAGAGGAGCCATTGAGTATTTGTCCTCAGTTGGAACTCTATAACCAATCAACTTTCTCAAGCTGTCTGGTAATTTATTTACATCCAGTTCATGAGTACCTGCCTTCATAAGGGGTTCATAGAACTTCCTACTGTAAGCTGGCATATAAACTTCGAGATATTTAATTCTCTTGTTCTCTCCTTCACCTTCAAAAACAATCTTCAATTCATCAGTAAGACCATAGTCAGAGACTTGAATAAGTGCTCCTCCTCTAATCTTTTGTTTGGTGATTCTACTCTTGATGATACTGTTCAGTAATGTTTGTACTCTCTGAGATTGTACAGGGTCAAATAATGGAATATTGAATTGTCCTTTCTCATTGAGAGTACAGGCTCTAATCATATCAATTCCATATCTTTGATTACCTCTCAATTCCTCAAGAAGAATCTTCTCAACCTTTTTGGGGTCTTTAAAGATTTCATTTACATCAGCAAAAGCCTGAATGATATTCTCAGTGTTAATAGCATTATACATATCTAACCATTCCTGCTTAGACATTTCCCTGCCATTTACATTAATCTTAACATCTGGACTAATATCTGCTGTAATCAGTTTTCTAATCTGAGTACCAACTAATTGAGGTGCATCAATAGCATGTTCTGGAGTTGCAGTCTGAATACCATAATCCTCATAGCTTACTTTATGAACCACATTAGGGTTCTCAACACCATTCTGAGTAGTGGCATTCTTAAGTACAGACTTGACATCTTCCTTAGTATTGACACTATTCAAATCAATTACACCTTGTTTCCCAACCTTAGTAGTTGATTCAAATTGAACTACATCAATTCCATTCTCTTCCATGAACTCATTGATAGCTACAAGTTTACCTGATTTACCAAGTGGACCTGAAACTAATTGGTGCATAGCCATAAGAAGGAACTCTGAGTTCTTATGCTGAACTGGTGTCTTAATTCCTGTATGACCTTGAATCCCACTCATATTATTCACCTGAGTGTACACATAAGGTTTCTTAGTCTGCCAGATAATATTGAAATCAGCCATATTCCACTTACCATTTTGGAAGTTATCAAAGGCTCTCTGCATATCATCTGTCCACTGACCAGACATATCAAGAATAGCTCTGTAAGAACTTAATGACCTATAAGCCTGAGCATCTGCCACATTTACTTCTCTGAACTTGTTTAAGATTAAATCTCTGTCTCTCTTTGACATCTCACCTTTCTTGACTCTTTCATCAAGTACAGTTGCAATATCATCAAGTGCAGAAGATACAATCTCATCATCCTTTAGATAGATAGTTCTCTCTTCTTTTCTACCATACTTAGAGTTGGTATTAAGTCTAAGAGCAGGAGCATGAACTTCCTTATATCTCTTTTGGAAATCCTCTATATTCTTATAGAAAGCAAGATCAGTTGTAGTGAGTTCAATGATTTGTGATGTAGCAAACTTACTATTCCAGAAGTATTCTCTCAACTTAGCTTTGGCATTATTTCTAATAACCAAGTTTCTGTTGATACTATCTACTTCTTTGGGAGTAATCTCACCTCTCACCATCTTTTCTCTCAATAAGTCCTTAATACTTTCAAAAAGAGTAGTTGCCCTTCTATCATCCATTGGATTATTATTGTTATAATCCCTTAAAAGAATATCCATTTCTGTAGACCACATTCCTTCAAGAGCCTTCTTTGCATTGTTCAAAGAAGTTGCTGTATTCCTGTTATAAGAACTTTGACCAGCATTTACACCAATTACTCCAAGATATTTGTACTTACCATTAGGTAGTTCTTCAAGTAACCCAGCTTTAGTCCATTCTCTGTAAGTCTGTTCAAACTCATTGTCAAGAGCTTCTCTTACTGATTCTCTGATGAACTCTCTTAATTCAGCACCAGTTCCTTCATTCTGAATTCTCTGGAACCTGTCAAGGAAAGTCTCACCATTGTCATATCTTACATCATTCAGAGCTGTAAGGAACTTAAATTCAGCACCACCAATACTCTTAATAGTACCATCCTTCTTCCTTACTATATCATAGTTTGCAATAGGAGCAATATTTGGATTACCCTTTTGATATTCAATATCTCTTTGGTTTACAAGAGCTATTCTATCTACCTCTTGATTAACCAAGTCAACCATCCTATCAAGGATAATATCATCATACTTCATATACTCACCATCTTCTCCAATGATGCTATGATTATCATACTTCCTGAATCTAATGAACTCAGCAGAAGGGCTATCTGAAAGAATTGGCACATGGTAATTAGCCCATTGAATATCAGATTTACTATTATCTGGGTCTCCAAAGTATTCTGTCAGTAATACTAAGGTGTAATCCAAATCATCCCAGTTCTGGTATGCAACCTTATCTGAGTTAAGTAGAACCTTATGGTTCAATCCTCTTCTCATTTCAGGGTTATTTACTATTTGCTCAATCCAGTCATTTCTCCATCTACCATCCTTATAGAACCATTCATATTGTCCAAATTCATTTTCAACAAACTCTTTGAACCTTGCTTCATTACCCATAACATTCTTAAGCTGTTTAATCAACTTACCAAGATAGTTAGGAGTAACATGACTATAGTATGACTTATCATTTTCCCTCACACTACTTTCAATGGCATCTTCTGTTACTTCTGCAAGCATCATAGCTATGCTATTGTAAGCAGAACCAAAGGTATTTATCAAATCCCCTCTCTTTTCAGTTCCATCTTCAAGAGTCTCAGATTTAACTTCACCTTTCTTTACACCACTGAATATAATGTTTAATTGAGGAAGAAGCAACATAATTGGGTCTGTTGCAGTACCACCTTCATATTGCTTTATATTGGTCAGAGCATCTAATAATACACCTTGATTAGCATTGATACCAATCATATTAAGGAGCTTATTCAATGTCTTCCATACCTTTTCATCTTGTAGAAGTTCCAACCTTTGCTCTGTACTAAGATTGGTAAACCTGTTATTGAGAGCCTCAGTCCATTTAAGACCATTCTCTGCATTCTCAAGATTCAAGTCTCCATTCTTATCATAGATACTATCATCATCAAGAAGATTACCATTCTCATAGTTATCCCTCCATTCATCAAGCAGATAATAGACACCCTCAGGCTTATTGATAGCAATAGTTTCCATCTTGAAAGTACCATCAGCCTGTAGTTTCTTCTTCTGAATCCAGTAAGGCATAAAGTCCTTTCTGAAATCCTGATAGAACTGACTGAATAGTTTAGGCTCAGCCTGTAGTTTCTTGACTATTTGCTTAGTCCAAGGCTTGGTATTACCCAGAGTCTCCAGAAGTGGTAACATATCATCAGATGTAATCATATCTCTGAGCTTGTCTATAAGGGTTGCATGAACATAGTCTGCATCAAGAAATCTAAGATTTCCTAAATCATCCTTATCATACTTTCCTCTGTAGTCAAGTTGAGGAATTTCTCTAATTACCTTTCTAACCTCCTGACTTAGAGATTCATGGGAACTTACTTCCCTATAATTAGTCATCCATCCATCCTTGAAAGCCTCATCCTTTACAAAATCATCAGCTTGTGTATCTACTGCACTATCCCCCTCAGGAGTATCATTATTAAGGTTGGCATCTTTAGGGGCAATATAATTAGGGTCAATCCTAATCCCCTCAGTGGCTATTAGTATAGTACTTGCTTCCTCAGCCAAAGGTTTGAAGTTATCTACTACTTTTTGATAAGCATTAGTCTTATATAATGCTTTCTTCTTTGCAGCTTCATACTTCTGTTCATCACTATATCTTTCAGAACCCTTCATACTATTGATTATATTCAGTTCTGATTGTATCCTATTCTCCTCAGAGTCAAGTATATAGTTGTTGAAATAATCTTTTACTCTAATAAATAAGCCAGCAGGTGTATATAACTTGATTATCCTGAATCTATCAAGAGTTGCTAACTCTTCTTTCAATTCATTGACAGCAAGTACATCACCTTCTTTTTCAGCATCAGCAATTCTCTTATTGAGAGTGTCATTATGTTCTTGCAGTGCTGTATCAATTTCATTGCTAAAGAATCTTGCAATCAGACTAACCCTATCTCTTCTTGTTCTTGGGTCAAAGTCTAAATCTACTTTAGCTTGTTCTTCCACAGTGGAAATTCTTGGAGCCTCAAATGAAGGTGAAAGTGCTTTATCTAAAGCCTCTATCATTTCATCCTTACCTTTCCTTAGTTCTGCCTTAAAGTTATTTAGTTCAGAAGTAGTAGGATAAGTGTCCCAGTCCTTATTATTCTTGTCTTGCCATAGCTCAACAAGTCCCTTGACTGATTCTATAGTTTCACCTTGTAATTTAGCAGCCAATTCTTCTATTGTAGAATTAGTTGTGATACATCTTTTACTCATCTTGTTATAGATTTATAATTAAATTTATGTGCAAATATAAAGGTTGTTTTCTTAATATGCAAGTTATTAAGGGTTTTCTTTTTGAGAGGTAAACCAAACTCTTTAAAAATAAGAAAGGGGAGACTTAGCTCCCCTAACTGTTACTCAACTACATACTTAACACCATTGAAGATAAGCTGTTTAATTGTATTGATATTAACCAGTCTTTCACCAGTTTCTTTTGGACCTCTTATAACATCCATATCCATACATTTGTACTTACCATCCCTTGATACAAACTGCATCTTGTAGCCTCTTAGTACCCTATCTTCACCTTCAATAAAGTCTTTAATAGGGTTATTCTGAATATGTTCCAGAGCTTCTTTATAAGCTGTAGCCATTGACTTTTTGGCTTTCTTAGCCTTATCAATTAAAGCTACAGCCTCTTGTCTTTGTGCTTCCCTTTCAGCTTCATATTGCTTCTTGGTCTTAGCTTTATCCTGCTTTTGAAATACAACAGTGAATACCTCAGAAGATTTGATACCCTCAAATATTGTCCTTATACCTGGAGTACCATCTTTCTTATCTTCCTTAGTCACTTTTACTTCTTTGTCATATTGGTCAGAAGTATTAAGCAGGTCTTGAACATAACCATAACCTAATGTCACTGCCTTTCCACTCTCTGTATGTTTGAATTTGATTGTATCTTTACCAATCTCTTCAACAATGTAATGTGACTCTTCTGAGAATACATCACCTACTGCTATCTCTTTAATATTGATTTTCATTGTTCTTGATTTTAATCTGTTACTTCTTTTGAATAAGCAGTATATACTGCATTTAACTCTGCATCATCCTTTACAGAATCCATAGTAGCCATATACATAGCTTTTGTTCTTGTTCCACCCCTACTTAATGCAGCAGCTTCAATCACTTGAGAAGTTTTACCACTATTCTTGAAAGGAACACTTACACCATTTGTTATGGCAGAAAGCTCTTTGTACCATTCAACATACATAGGGTCAATAGTCATGGTATCAAATTTGATACCTAATTCACTTGCCTTCTTAGCTTCTTCTCTCCAATCAATCTGGGAATTACTTACAATACCCTTGTAGCTGTAACCTACCTTGTGAGGTGCTGCATCAGCAATTAATAATACTGCCTTAGTAGAACCCTCTCTCCATGCAGTTTCCTCCGTGATTTTCTTAATGACCAATTCATAGAATTCATCACCATCCCCACCACTTGTATTCTGAGCTTCATTAATAAACTTGATGATTTTGTTTTCATCATTAGTAAGGTCTAATACTTGGTAAGCCTTACCAAAGTTATTCTTGCTCCTCATATCACAATAGTCACCAAATGCTACTATACCAATCCTTAAATCAGGATTAGAACTGAATAATTTGGGAACCAACTCCTTCACATGGGTCTTAACTGCATTAATATAAGCTGACATAGAGCCAGTTGTATCAAATGCAATCACCATGTCAAGCATACCATCAGTAGTAGATGGCTCTACTACTTTAGGTAGCTCTTTTGTCTTAATTAAATTTGTTCTCATTAAATGAACTTTTCAAGATTTGACATAAACTCCTGAGTCTCTTTCTGAGTTTCAGAGATGAAACCTATTTCATCCTCAAGGAGTTTTACCTTTTGTTTCTTACTATCAATGTCTGCCTGCATTTCTGCATTCAATTTTGAAGCATCTTCATGTGCTCTCTTGAACATTGATTTTACTCCAGTTAGCCTTTCCTTAAATGAAGGCTTCGCAATAACTGCTTGTTTCTTATTTCCAAATGCCATTGTTTTTTTTTTAGTTATTAATCAGGATTGGCTTCATCATATAAATCCACCAAATAATTTCTTCTCAAAAACTCTATGTGTAATGGATGTGCCAGTTCTCTTGCTTGAGGATGGGCACTGCCTGCATCTCTCAACTTAAAGAAGTGTTCCCAGTCCTTTGTAAAACCAGTCATTACAAGCTCAGTTTTAAGAGCATTAGGTAATACTTGCCTAGCTTGTTGAGGAGTTAGTCCAAAAGCGTTAAGCATACTCATGTATACTTGGCTAGATAAGTTTAGAGTCTTAAGAAAGTTCAATACTTTGAAAAACTCCTCCTTATTCTCCTCATCACAATAGATTCTATTTTCGTTACACTCGTAGAAGTGTCCCTTTCCAAAACTGTGTCCAACTCCATAAGATCCTTCTTCAATAGATAACCAACTAGGAATTATAAAAGTAAGTTCACTACCAAACTTATCCTTAGAGTAGTTGCAGTACCTAGTAGATTCCTGAGCAAAGGAGAATACTCTATGTCTCACAAACTCATGGGATACTCCTCTGTCAGTTGTAAACCTTACAGTAATTCTCTTTTCATGAAACTCTGTAGGTTCACAGATATACTTCAAATCATCAAGCCAGTCATTTTCTACCAATACTCTATAGTTGGTAGTAATATAAATATGGTCAGTACCAGTCATAAAGTTATGTATAATATTAACTCTTGAATAAGGGCTTTTCTTATAATTGTTCAAGTGTAACCCTCCTGCAAAATTATCAGAACCATGTAAATACACAGTGCCATGCTCCAACATAGCTCCATGACCTGACTTAATCATTCTTTCCACAAACTCTTTAGCAGAAGTCTCTGTTATCTTATCCTCAGATTTATAACATACTCTTCCTGCCCTTTCAATCTGTTTGTAAATTCCTTCAAGACCTTCTTGTTGGTCCCAAATTTCAAAACTTGGTTTAATTAATCTCATTCTTCCAATATTACAATTTCATCAAAATCAACTTTCTTAGGAAAGTCCTGTCTTCTCACCTTCTCTTCAAGGGCTTCCTTAATTTGTTCCTCCTCTGCATCTGGAGGTAATTCAACCTCATCATAATATGATATGGTTACACTTACAAACCTCTTATGTTTTACATCAAGAGGGGCATTCCAAGGAGCATCAGGAGTATCACTTCCCATAGGATAATTATATCCACTCATTCTTCTTTCCTTTTTAAGTTTCTTAATATTTATCTCTAAATTATTCTCTTTGATTAATCTTCTTGTAATAACACTTTCAAGTTTTAATGGGATGCTAATATGTCTGCCTTTTTCATTAAGGTAGATAGCATGGTCTCCATTATGTCTATCATAATAGAAACCATTGGCTACTACCACCCTAACAAACTCTCTATGTGTAAATTGCTTCATCACCAAAGCTCTTTAATTCTCCTAAAGTCCTCACCTTGAGGAATTGGACAATCCTTCACCCACTCCATTTCCTTGACATTCCATAGTGACAAGTCAATGTGCTCAGGAAGGAGAAGTTTCATATCAGCAAAGAGATTAAGTCTAAGAGATTTCCCTTTAATGAAATCAGATTTAGTTTCCTTAACCTCTTGCATCATATTGTTCAGTTCCACAAACTTATCAATATCACTCTGACTGTGAGGAGTCAAAACTATACCATCTGCATAGGCTAATATAGTCCTTACTCTATCCCAAGCAGCTATTGAAGTGTACACATATACCTTTGGAATATCTGTATAAACTTCACTAATAACTCTAATAGACCTTATTAATTCAGCCACTTTATTAGTGTGAATCAAAGGCTCTCCTCCAGTAATCATTATCTCCTCATAGTTCCATCTATCCACTACTGGTAAAGATGAAAAATCCCATGAGTTATTACAACACATGGGACATTTGTTAGGACATTTAGTTGTTACTAATAACCTAAGTTTCTTATTCATGATGCTACATCTTTATAAGTTACCACTTGCTCAGCCATAAGACCATTGCAAGGAGGTACAATAACCTGTTCAATTCTTGTTACTTTATACAGATATGAACTCCCATTGTATATACCATTACTCTTCAAGAGCATCTCTGCCTGTTGAGGATTAATAGCCTTGCACATTGCACATCCCTTACCTATACCAGTAACTTCATATTCCATAACCCAGAGTTGCATTGCTCCATCAGGAGCACAACCTACATCTACCCTATCTCTATTAGGGACTATATTATCTGGGGCACAATAAATTCCTTGTTGTCCTGCCATATTAATAACTCCTTAATTCATTACACTTCTTGCATAAGCCATTCTTATAAACAGGCTTACCACAAATTCCACATCTCTCTACAGCATTAAAGCCTAATTCTCTACTGGATTGAGTTGAATTACCTACTACATCTCTAATTAGAGTCATAGCCTGTGAAATCTTTTCTGTTTCAGTAGCAGTTAATATATTATTAGAGCTTGCTGTAACAATATGCATACCCTTCAATCTTCAGAGTATTCTACTCCTTTCCTGCCATCTTCTTTGTTTTTCTGTCATACTATCTATTATACCTATACATACTTTTCACTTTATCTGCCCTACCCATACTTCCATCATAGATAACATAAGTCTCACAGAGTGAAGCATCAGGTCTAACCTTCCTTAAAGCAACTGAAATACCAGCTTTTGTTCTTCCTAAATAATAAGAATCATCAATGAATATCCAGTTCTTACAAAGCAACTTATCTTTGAATATAAGTGCCTCATTACCCAATCTAATACCACCATTAGTGACAATTACTTCTCTAAAGTTTTCAGTCAATCTGTCACCATACATTGTCATAATGGCATTACCAAACCCTCCACTAACAATTAATCCAGTATCGGTTAATTCTAAAGTTCTTCCAGCATCATTCATAAAGAAGTGAAGGAAATCTTCAAGGATACTTCTATCCCCTTTAATCATAAAGTCAAGAGCATTGAAGAATTCCTCTCCCTCTTTGTGTTGTCTTAGAATGACACCTATCTTTTCATTCAATGTCATAATATATTCTTTGCATGAAGATGATACTTAACTATATTCCAATCTACATAAGGTCTCTCAGAAAGAGAATCTTGCTTCAATGGAACTCCTAAAGCTGCATCATCAATATAGATATGAGCATAAGGTTTAGGTGATGAAGTCCAATCTTTTTGAGTTGGATTTTCATTTACACCAAATAAAGGAATATCATGCTTCTTAAACCAGTCTATTGCATCCTGCAACCCATCACTGGGTAATTTAGCTGGCTTAGTCTTGCCATAACCAAATTCCTCTGTTTCTTCTGCTCCATCCAACTGATGGCTTCTCATAGTGAACAGTATAATCTTATGACCTTTATCAGTCAATTCTTTCAAAACTTCTGCTGCTCCTATCTCTTCTCCTACTCTTGGGAACTCATGTGTAACACAAGTTCCATCAAAGTCCACTGCTATAATCATACCTTGCAAACTTTGTCTTGGTTATCCATCCACATTACTGTCATAATGGCATAATTAGCCATATCCAGTAAAGTATCTCTGATAGATTCATCCTGTACCATAGCTTTCTTCTGAACCAGAGACTCAATTCTATTCATCTTGTCTCCAATTCTTACTACTGATGCTACAAGACCAAATTTATCCAAAGACTTATCAAAGGAATTACCATAGTCATGATTCTTCCTAACATAGGTTTCAATCATTCCTTTGGCTATATCTTTGAATTGATTAGCTGATTCAGGTAACTTGTTATTTTCCTCTGCTGCTTTTATCATTTCCTCCATTCTCTTCCCATTCTTTTAATGTTATAAACTTGCTAAAGAATTGTCTTTCTTCTCTAACATAATACTTTCTACTTTTAAGGCTTACATAAAGAACAGCATCTACCCATTTACCACTATTAATGTCTTTCATCTTCACAATACTATCAATATAGTATTGACCTTTAGTTTTAAGACAGATATATGTTCTATTCTTTTGCTCACAGTTAATAGCATAAATAATCCCATATAGGGCTATTATAGCTATTACTACTATTATTAATACTTTCCAAATTTCCATAATCTTTTTAATGTATCCAAAAATCTGCTTTATCACCCTCAGCAGGAAGTTCTACTTTTCTACAGAAGAATGCTCCAGCCTTTTTCATACAATCCTTCAAAACCTCTGTCATTTCATCAGCTATCTCTTCTGGAACCTCTATATTCCATTCATCATGTGCTGGAATACATAACTTTACCTTGAATAACAAATCATGCTCTACAAGATATTCCCATAAAAAGATAGATGCAGTCTTGAACATAGTAGCACCACATCCTTGACAAGGATAATTGATTGCTTGTTTTTCAGATGCAGACTTTCTCTTGAAGAAGTGTCTTACAGGATGTACATACACATCAGCTATACTTACATAAGCCTCTCTAACAGTATCCTTTCCTGCTTTCTTGGTTGTATAATAATATATCCCTACCATAGAATTAAAGTTGTCCCCTCTGGCAAATCTCTGATATAACTCATTCTTTACTTGTTTAGGAAGTAACTTATTCTCTTTGCCTTTATAAGGTTTATAAGTAGCCCAATACTCTTGATTGAACCTTGCTTTTATACCCATTAATATATCATAATCATAGATATAAGCCTTTCTTCCACTTGAAAAGTCAGTAATGATATATCCATGCTCCATGACAAACTTTCTCTGTCTGTCTTGATACACTTTCATACCTTTAAAACCCTTCATGTAGTTGTTATAAATCTTGTTGGCTTCTACAAGAGGAATACCCTTATTACCATGAATAGTGTTAGCATCACCACCATAATTAATGGCAAATTCAACACCCTTAGCTTCACTTCTATAATGTTTGAACTTATACTTTACTTCTTCTATAGGACAATTCCCTATTATCTCAGGATAAGACATCTTGGCTACCAGAGAATGAATATCACCACAACCATTATTGAACAAATCAATCATAGCTGGGTCATTGGTTACATCTGCAATGATTCTTGACTCTTGCCCACTATAGTCACAAGAAATCCATTTCATTCCTTTTCCTGCAACAAAGCAAGCTCTTGTCTCACTATCAGATGGAAAGTTCTGAAAGTTAAGATACTCAATATTGTTTGATTTATCTTTACCCCCTGAACTTAATCTTCCTGTATCTGTTCCTAACTGATTAAAGTTAGTATGTAACCTTCCACTCTTTTCATTTATCTGGTTAATTACATTCTGACCATAAGTAGAAGTAACCTTCTTTGCTGCCTTATATTGTAGATACAAATATGCAATGGTAGATTTGTCTTGTTGAGGTTCAATTACTTTTGCCTCAATACTATCCTTCCATTCACCAGTATCCTTATCTTTAGCTAACAAATCAAAACCTAATGATTTGAATAATGGAATTACCTGTTTAGGACTATCCCAATTAATCAAACATTGAATCTTGTTTTGAAAGCCAAGAAATAGGTCTCCTTGAAGGTCTTCCTTTATGTACTTGGTACTTAACCTTGCATCAATAGGAACTTTCCATGCTTCACAATAACCCCTCTTTTGCCCTTTAATGTCTGCTTCTGGGCATCTCTCACCCTTCATCTTTTTCCTTGCTTTCTCAAGGTCATCAGGGTCATCCCATCCTTCTATCTGCAAGTAATGATAAGCATAATTCTCTCCTTTAGCTGACTTAATAACCCAATCACTGAGTGCATCCTCAAATACTTTGATAGTGAAATTATCAAGAAGCATTTTTCTTTCCCACTTACTTCTACCTAATAACACACCACAATATTCAGTATATGCAACCCAAGGAACAGACTTATTCTCATACACAAGAGCTGTAACTAATCCTCTCTTCTGGAGTTCTTTTTCCTGTGCATCCATTATCTTCTCCAGATATTTCACATCATTTGCACCATACTCAATAACATCTTCTGAGAGACCAGCCCACATCACTTTACCCCGAACAGTTTTATCCAGCTCAACACCAAGATAATTTTGACCTGCTGCTTTTAAAGCCATAGAATGAATACCAGCAGGAAAGCCCATATACATAAGTTTCTCTGCCAAAAAACCATCATAAACCTGTTTTACAACCACTCTTTGATGGAATAAAAACTTCAAGTCAAACTTGATATTCCAACCAATAAATAGTCTATCAGATTCAAGATAGTCTTTAAAGAAATTTAGGCTTACAGTAGTTATATCAATTACTACTTGAAACTCATAACACCCCAACTGGAGCATTATGAGTTCTTTTGTATAAGGGTCAAACCCTTTGGTTTCAGTATCTAAGCCAACCTTCTTTAAAGGCTTGAGCATGTGTAATGCAGCTTGTGGAGATATTATCTCATACTTGTCAGATTCAGGTAGTATTTGTTGTGTACATACATAAATCATATATTCACTATTGCATCAATCAACTCTTGCTCTTCTTTTGGTGTGACTTCAAAGGTAATAGCATAACCTACTCCCATTACATGGTCTATAGATTTAACTACTGCCTCAGCTTCTTCAAGATATTCTCCCTCAACTATCATTGGACCACCTGATGGGTCTATGAACTTTTTACTCTTACCTGTCAAACCACTCCTCATAGTATATGTGGAAGTCTTTAACATGTAGGCATGTGACTTACTGCCATCTGGTTTAACTAATCTCCTAAGATAATTGTGTTCCTCTCCTCTTGATTTTAACTCTATTAAGTCTTTCATACCATTGAATATGCTACTAATTCATCAAAATTCAGTACATACCTATACTTCTGAAAGAAAGTATTTCCAATAATACCATGTAAGTTAATACCAAACTCTTGCTTGATATTACCAAATGCCTGACTTAAGTCTACTACTTGGAAATCATCCTCATAGCTTTGACTTCTATAGCCCACATCCATTCTTACATATTTGGATTCTTGAATAGTACCTTCTATTCCAAAATGACCTCCACTCTCTCCAGTCTCTGCATAAGATAACCCTTCCAGAGCAGCTTCATTAATTGAAGAATAAGATGCACCAGTATCAAGAAGGAAGTTCAGTTTCCTACCATTATTCATAAATGTGACAATTGGCAGTTCAACCAAATCCATAGACTCTCTAAATGAAATTCTTCCTACTTTAGGGTCTATCTTCCTTCTATTCATTATTAGATTAACAACTCCTGCAATAATGGCTACACAAGCCAGTACCACTATCATTGCTACAATTTTCCATACAAACTCCATGTTTCATGTTTTTTTTTTTAGTGATTACTTTCCTGTGCTACCAATGCCACCCCTACCTTCATTTCCAAGGAAATCTACAGGCTCCAGAAGTGGTTTAGATGATAATAGCCATTTTAATTTCTGCCATACAGTAGCAAACTGAGATAATTTAACCTCAAATTGGCATACTCTTGTGCCTTTAGGGATAGTTACAGCCTTGAAAGCATATAGTGGTGCTCTCCATTCATCTGTATCACCATTATAAATGGTGTCAATGAATCCAAGACCATTAGCAATAGTTACTCCTAACTTACTTGGAGCACTACTTCTACTATAAACCTTAGCTACTATTCCTTTGGGAAGTTCAGTTGCAATACCCAACCTTGCAACATAAACCTCTCCTTTCTTCAAAGTCACATCTTCTGCCAGACATAGGTCAAAACAGTCTGACTTATCCTCTCCTGTTCTCACAGGAAAACAACCTTTTGTTATTTCTTTTACTTTAATTCTCATAGTGAATCTATTAATTCTTCTTTTGTTTCAAATAATTGACACTCCTGAAATATATCAGGATGCAAACCCTCCATATATCCTTTCAATTGATAAGATAAAGAATAGAACTTTCCATCTGTGGAATACTCCACTTTTCCTACAGGAGCTGAAAGTGCCTTATTATTCTTCATAAACCATACTACATCCCCAATATTGTATTTTGTTTTTATAGTCATATCATTTTTTTTTGTATTTAGTTACACCTATTATATCCACAATCCTTACAATGAATGCAGCCTCCTTCTCTTATTAAGGTTCCACCACAATCAGGACATACCTCACCTTTGATTTCTTCATTAGGAATATACTTACTAAGTACTCTACACATAGCTGAACTGAATGAAGTGATATTGTCATTGACCTTCTTTGCAGTCTTGACAATATACTTAATATCTACCCCATGTCTTAGTAACATAGATGAATATAAAGTAGCTGCATTCTCTTCAACATTCTCATTAGCTAACTCAAGATTGTCTATATGAAAGACATCTGATGTAAAGCTATAGTGCATCTTACTTACTTTAGTTATAACACCTTTATGGGGTTTAAAGCTGATAGGATTCCTTGGTCTGAATGCAAAGACTTCATAAGGTTTACCTTCTAACATACCTACCAAGATAATGAATTGTTCACCTTTTGCTTTAATCAAATAAGCATCAGCTTCAAGTTCTTTAGGTCTTTTAGGAGCTTGTCTTCCTTCAATAGTCTTAGGTTTCTCAACTTGAGTCAATACACCTTCCCTACATCCATCTCTGTATATGGTGATACCTTTCAGTCCTTGTTTCCAAGCCTCAATATAGATGTCAGCAATCTCCTCTTCTGTAGTTTCTTTAGCCAGATTAACTGTACTACTGATACTGTGAGTAATATACTTTTGAACTACTCCTTGTAACTTAACTCTCTGTCTCCAATCAATCTCTGGTGCTGTAGAACCATAATAAGGACTTTCTTTCCAAACTTCCTTCCATACTCCTAAGCTCCATTCATTGACTTCTGACTCACTATAGTTCATAGTTTCTATTGCCCATCTCTTCAAGTTAGGATGAACTACTGTAAACAAAGTGTATTTCTCACCTACCTTATCTACATAATCTACCCTGTCACTTTCAGACATACATTTTCTCTTCCTTTGATAGAAAGGTAGGAATATAGGTTCAATGCCACTACTTGTACCAGCCATGATACTTACAGTTCCAGTAGGAGCTACAGTAGACCAACTTATGTTTCTTCTGCCATGCAGAAGCATTCTCTTATACTTATTAAGGTCATTTAAGAATATCCAATCATACCAAGCATTGTTCCTACCTCTACTCTCTTCTTCAAGATTTCCATCCCAAGCAGGAAATGCACCTCTCTCAATAGCCATATCAATATTACTATCAAGCTGACCTTTGAACATAATTTTCATTAACTGTTCAACCTGACTAATACCTTCATCAGAGTCATACTTCAAGCCTAACATAGCTATTGCATCAGCAAGACCAGTAAAACCTAAACCAGCTCTTCTTCCTTGAGTTGCAATCTCCTTGATTCTACTCCATAGTTTAAACTCAGTATCATCAGTATCATTCTTCACTGTGTTAATAATTCTGTCAACAGCTTCAATCTCTAAATCAACTAAGTCATCAGCTAATCTCATAGCTTCATAAGAATGCATATAGAGTAACTCTTCATCAATATGAGCCTTGTCTGTAAATGGGTTCACAATATAACTTGCCAAGTTGATATGAATCAACCTACAGCTATCAAATGGACCCATTGGTATCTCTCCACAATTAGATACATTTAAACCTCCAGTCCAGTAAGTGTGAGAATTGTTATCCACAGTTATATTAAATACCTCCTCAATAGATACTAAATCAGCACTTATAATATTGTGGTTTTTAGGACTTCTACTAAGAGGTCCTCTAAGAGTTTTCTCTAACTTCTCCATTTTATATTCTTGAAGGAATCCTATTTTCTTCATAAATATGTCCCTATCAGAAGATATATTTATATCATAGCTTTCCTTACAAGAATAAAATCCATTATTAAATTCTACTTCCTTGGAGTAATTAGTAGTATAGTAACTTCTAATACCCACAGAAGAAAGCATAATCTGAACTTGGTCTCTCAATTTAGGAGAAGAAGTTTTTAATGTAACTCTTTTGCCAACCACAGAACCATTAGCAGAATATAACCCTTTAAGAAATCCACATACCACACTTGAAGTACCTTTGAAGAACCTTTCAGGAATTTCTCTTAAGAAAGTCTTAGGAAGTTCTACTGCTTTAATAGTGGTCTTAACTTCATAAGCACTATTTTTAAGTGCAGGTCTGTGTTCTCCAATTAAAGGGTATATAGGAGAGGTAAAATAATCAGTATCATTATCCCCAATATATAAGAATACTAAGTTATTGCTTGCTTTATGTACACTTCCATCACCTATGACTAATCCATCCATTATATCTTGTACATCAAGAGTAATTCTTCTTTCTGGTACTATTTCTCCAGCCAGAATATCAATGTCATCAGCATCCTTAGCTTCAACTTTAGTACCATGTGATACTACTCTATGAGTATCAGTTCCATAAAATGAACCAGCAGTAGTCCTATACTCTAATACCTCCTTTATTCCAGAAGACTGTTTTCTAATTATCTTTGTCCAACCTTCTGCACTCCAAATAATATCTCCAACTTTAATCTCTCCAAAAGTTTTAATACCATTAGGAGTTAGGACTGTAGCCCATGCAGGTTGACAAGGATTAGTTCCAACCATTTTGAAGTCAGGATATACACCATCAGGAGAATAGTTGTGCATTGCTCCTTCAAACATAATCCCCGGTTCAGCAGTATTCCAAGCACAGTGCATAAGAGTATTCCATAACTCTCTTGCTCTTACTTTCTTTATAAAACCAAAGACACTATTGTTGTATAACTTACCATACTTAAGAGTATCTTCATGTCCTATATAATAGTTGTGCTTTGACATATCAGCATCTACTGGGAATCTAAGAATGTAATCCTTATCATCCATTACTGCCTGCATAAACTCATCAGTAACTTTAACTGATATATTAGCTCCAGTTACTTTGGTTAAGTCCTGCTTCTTGGTTATAAACTCTTCAATATCAGGATGATTGATACTCATACTTAACATAAGAGCACCCCTTCTTCCATTCTGAGCTACTTCATTGGTTATATCTGAACATACATCCATGAAAGATGCTGCACCAGTTGAAGACTTTGCTGCATTATTAACCTTAGCTCCTCTTGGTCTAAGCTGAGATAAGTCATAACCAACTCCACCTCTTCTCTTCATGAGTTGAGCCTGCTGACTTCTTGTCTTCATTATCTCTGCATAACTATCTTTAGGACTGCCTATTACAAAGCAATTACTAAGACTTACTAATGCTCCAGTTCCACAACCAGACATAACTGAACCTCCGGGTATAATATACTTGAAGTCCTTGAATAACTGATAGATAGCTTCTTCATCAAGATTAGGTCTTTGATAACCATAGTTTGATAACTTAAGATTATTTACTCCTTTAGAAGACTTCCAATCATATTCACTTTCAATTCTTGCAAATTCCTTAGCTAATCTTCTGTGTGTATCATCAGGATTTAATTCTCCTTCTGCTGCATACTTATTCCTCCAAGTTGAAGCTGCCAGTTCATCTCCTTTAAAATATTCTAACTCTGTCATGCTGGTACTAAATTCTTTATTTCCATAATACAATCATTTGCCATTACTTCCTTACTATATTTCAGGTTAGGATTAGTAAGATAATAATTTAGGTCTGTAAGAATCTTCCTCCAATCCCTATAAATCTTACCTGTTTCATCCTTTAAATCTACCATACCAAAGTTCCCATAGAATTCCCACACAATAGGAGCAATTGTTCTTCTATTGATAACAATGAATTGATAATGCTGAATCTTGAACTCACTGAAATAAGGGTCTCTCTTGATACACTCTTGAAGAATGTATGTATATAGCTTAGCTTGAATATCATATCTCCAGTGAGCAAAGGAGTCTTGAAAGTTCTCCTCAGGATACCCAGTAGTCTTTAAGTCTATTGGATAGATAATCTTATGATGGTGGTCCACAATAAGTTCATCAAACATACACCTCACTGGTATTCCATTCCATTCAGCTTTGAATTTCAATTGAAACACCTTCTCAACATCTGTTCTCCAAGGGTCTATATAAAAGAAGTCCTTGGTTATTGAGTTGGTTCTTAATTCATCAACACAAAGAGACACATCATTATAATCCTTTTGGGATAATATAGTCTTGTCTCCTGCCAGTGCAAGTAGTGAATAATACTCATTGCAACTCTCTTTTACCTTCTTTATTCTGGTAGCTTTATAAGAGTCTCCTGCATAATATCCATTGGCTACAGCCACATTACTAATCACTTCATCATCAATAGTATCTACCCTCCTGTGTGTATCTCCATACTTGGAGAATAATACTTTGGTGATACTTATCAAGTTATCTGATAGATTAGGAAATTCACATACAATGAATCTTTCAGCAAAGGCTTGTTCCCCATCAGTAAGCATACAATCCACTGCACTGCCAAATAGTAATGCTGGACTATCTACCTTATCAAAGAGAGAACTGAGATTCCTCCATCCTTCCCTTTCAAATCTTGATAATGTAGAGTAACTGATTGCAGGGTCTTTTCTGTACTCTTCCTCTGTTACATTCCAAGATAGTTCTTTAATACTCTTCACCATAGTATTCCTCCTCTATGTCTTCTTCCCATTCATTTTCATTACTGGGAACTTCAAGCTGGGTTAAATATACATCCACCTCAGCCTTTAAGTTACTTAACTCTGTCAAGTCTACATCAAGGTACTCCTGTTTAGGATTTTCACTCTTGATATTCTTCCTTGTCTTGAATATTGCTGAATCCACTAAGTCCTTGAGTGACTCAAAATCTCTGCTCTGAATGAACTGTTCACCTAAAGTTATATCACTCTTGGGTAAACTGCTCAGCAATTTCCTCATTCTTTCTATTGGCTTCATCTTTAATAATTTGAATAAATTCTAAGAGTTGTTTCTTAGTAAAGACCTCAAAGATAAGATAATTTTCTTTATCTGGCAAATTCTCTATATGCCATCTAAATAACTTGAACTTATAAGGAAAAACATCATTTGTTTGCCCCTTTACTTCAATAATTATCTTTAAGCCTTGATACTCCATGTAGAAATCTGGGGTATAAGTAATATTAATTAGCTTCTTAAGGTTTAGTATTGTAGCCTTAGCTTTATTACGGGTGTAAAAAGGTACAGTAGGTCTAAATCCTTCCCAGATTGTATAAGTATGGGTTTCATACTCAGGTTCAAACCCATTTTGAAGCAAGGTCCTATAGACCATTGCCTCAATTCTGGATTTAAACTTTATGTTACCATACACTTCTGGAGTGGCATTCCTAATTCTCCTGTTTTCCACCTCTCTTAAATAATTGTTTCATAGGGTCTTTCAAGATTCTTTTTGCTGTAATAGCATCTTCCAAACTTCTAAATGCAGCAAAATTCTTGAAGTTCTTGATTTTACTCAAGTCCCCAACCTTTGCTATTTCTCCATTGAGGTAACTAATGACATAAACCTCCTTACTGTTCTTAATGTGGTTATCATACTTTTCATCAAGTACAATAGCTACTTCTCTCAACAAAATTGAGAGTGCAGCAACAGGATAGATTGTATATAGATTCCCAAGGTACTTCCTCAGATTATCTACATTCCAGTGAATCCTCTTTGCAAGGTGTTCCAAATAGAAGTTAGGGTCTACATGGGTTCCTTCCTCTTCTTCTACTTCTTTGATTACACCTTCCTTAATAAGAAATGGAATACTTTCCTTACAGACAATTACAGTATATAATGGCATGAAACCATAAGCACTGTTCATCCCAAAGGCAAGTGTCTTACCCATTTCTACTTCCTTACCAGTCTCCACAAAAATAAGTTTCTTCATACTTTTTTTTTTTTTGTAAATTAATATTCTGAGAACCACACAATTTTGGCTCTCCATATTTTTCTTTAGTTAATTTGCTTACTTCTTGAAATACAGTAGATGGCATCCTTTCCTCTTGCCTTGCATAGTATGCAGGATGCTTCTCTTCCAGTATTATATTGGTATTCTTATTGATATAAGGCTTAAGTGTCTTAGCCTGTTCACCAAATAGAACATATATAATACCTGTCTGCCACTCTGATAGATTCTTTAGTAACTTGGTCATAAAAGGTCTCCACATCATTGTATGGCTACCTACTTTATTCACTTCACAAGTCAGTGCAGAATTAATCATTAGTACTCCTTGCTTAGCCCAACTCTCTAAAGTGGGGTCAAAGATAATACTATTATGTGGAACTTCAAAATTAATGCAAGCCTCTTTAACTATTTCAAGAGAAGGAGACAACTTAGTCCCCTCCTTGTTCCCAAATAGGACACCAGTAGCCACATCCTTTTGTGGATATGGGTCTTGTCCTATCATTACAACTTTGAGATTATTGTAAGGGCATAGATTAAAAGCCTTAAATATATCAGGATATGCAGGACAAAGTAAGTCTCTTTTAATTAAACTTACCTGTCCTACTACCTTATTTAATTCCTTTGTATCTATAACCCTTACCCATCCACCAAAATATTCCTCAAATGTCATACTATATAGGTCATTTGTACAACCTCATCAAGATGCTCCAGAAGGTAATCATTCATAGCCTCATTACTGAATGTAGAAGGAGTTGGCTTTTTAGGTCTTACTATAAACCTGTCAGTCACATCAGCTACTATTATCTCAGGTAATGGTTTAGTTACTTGAGTAACAAAGCCATCTTGATTCCTTATAGAAGTATTAATCTCCTGAACAGTAACTCCAATATTGCTTGTAGCTATCATGATACCCTCCTGTACAAATGCAGGAATGACTGTCTTAATAATACCCTTTTCAACTATACCATTACTAACAAAGACCTTTGGATTAACATAGATTCTACCAGTTTTGTAGTGTAAAGTGTAACCATTCATAACCCCATGAAGTGTGTATAGTATTAGTATGTTATAATCTTTGTCAAGAATATAGCCATTACCACCATAATATACCTCACCAGTGTTAGTTGTAATCTTAATCATCCTATTACTTGTATCACTCCTTTGGAATGTCTTAAAGATTGCATTTGCAGTTCTTCTTGATTGAGTAGAATTGTTTTCAAATAAAGCAATAGCCACTTCCTTCAAATAGTTAGGATAATGTAAGTTATTAAATAATGCCTCCTCAACCTTATACCTACACATTAATGGTACATCAATTTCTGGTCCACTAATATCTACTCTTAAGAATAGATTGAATACATTATTATTTTTGAATGCAAGATGTGGTTCAATATAGCATGGGAATGAAATATCACTCCTATTCATGAATATATCATGAAGTTGCCTGTTTAATTGTGCATTTATCGCCATTACATTTCTACTTTAAAGTACATTGTATCAGCAGAATATTGAGTCATAAAAGGTACATCCCTATCTATAATAGGATTACATTCATTAGCCACAAAGTTTACAAACAGATTGACCATTACTGATGCAATCATATTTGCCATGAATGTTGTTTGTTTGTAACTACAGATAGTTTCATCTGCCACTGCATCACTAAACAGCCATCTACCCTTATATTCAACTATAGCTCTTTCATCATTGCCTTGAATAGCAAAGACTTGAAATTCTTCTGCTGCCAATCTACCATCAATAAATAAACATTCAGACCTCTCTCCCTCAGGTTTATTACCTACATGCTCAAGCCATTTATTAAAGAATAGTTCCCTTGCTTCCATGTTATCAAAACCACAAATCATAATATCTGTAGTTTCACTCTCAACAGTAAACCTTTCTTGATATGCCACACTGTTATAGTAGTTTGCATATACTTGTAACATCCTATGAAGGGAGCTAACCTTTGCTTGTCCCAAATCTTGATTACCATACAATTGACCAGACATATTAGCTTGTTCAACTACATCTGGGTCATATAAATATAATCCAGCAGGTTTTAGTCTTGCAAGTAGGAAACCAACATAACTTCCTATACCACCTACACCAGCTAATGTAATAGTCTTAGACTGAATGGCACTATACCAGATAGCTCCACTGAATCTACTTGTAGCTTCATCTACAAGCAAACTACCTGAATTAGGTGGAATTACTACTTCCTCAGCAGCTAATGCAGCTTCAAGTAATGCTTCTCCTTGTTCATCAATTTCTACAGGGGCATTCTCAGTATTTTGAGCATCATGCAACAGATTAGACCCTTCTAATGTTACTACAAGAGTTCTATCAACCATAGGAGCTTCTACATTCACTGCCCCAACAGTTACCAAATAAGCACCACTTGCATGTTGTTCTTCATGAATAATTCTCCAATTACCACCCCTTAATAGAGCTACTGCTGAATTAAATTCAGATGCAGGACTATACATTAAACTCTCTTCTGGAGCCTCTGAGTGAACAGTTTCCAAATGTTCATCAACCATTTGGTTTATAGCACTTTCTAATACTTCATCTTCCATAATCAAATAATATAATCATCCATTAATTTGATATAAACACTTAACCAAGGGTTCTTTGGTAATTTCTCAAGTTCTTCTCTTACATCATGTGCCAATAATGCAGCCATAACAGAATCATCATTATTAATAACTGCCATAACATTACCATCATAGGTGAAATTAATAAGGTAATCTACATAATTTGATGCAAAGTATTCAAACTCTTTGACACTTTCAAACCTCCTTCTATAAAGACTCTCCATAGAGTTAGCCCACTTCTTGACATCAACTGCACTTTCATTTGAAATGATAATACTTGATGTAACAAGTTGTCTTACAATGGATTGAACTATATCTTCATCCACTGTTACAATACCATAGGGAATGTCAAGATTCTCTTCCTCAGGCTGTTCAAAAGGAAGCTCCCCTTCTTTAGTAGGTAACTCTTTAACCTCTTTGGCTTTATACCAGCCTCTTCCTTCTTCCCCATAGTACTTTTCTTTGTCCATAGGAAATGTACTCACCACCTCCTTGGTTGGGGCAATGTTCTTTCCATAGTTACCATATTGAGGATAACCCTTATATACAGGAGTTACAACTTTCTTCTTAGACTCTTTGATTTCCTTAAGCCTCTCCATCATTTCAGTCTCAAAGTCATCAGTTGCATCCTCAAATACTATATCCAAATTGAACCATTCAAGTTTCTCTTCTTCAATATCAAAGGTCTCTACTCCCTCTCTTACTTCACCATTCCAAGTAGGATAAGTATATTTCTCAGATACAGTCTGTACACATTTGTACTTCCTTGTAATACCAGCAGTATATTTACCCGCATTATTAACAATCAAAGATACAAAGTGAGCCATATCATTACCTTCTGCACTCAGAGTAGCTGTATCAGTACCACTAAAGAATGTAGCCATATTGTTATGACTATGGATTAATCCTTGGTATATCCCCTCTTCCAATAATTCAGGATGGTCTACCATATATGTAGCCATATCAGGAGATACATTGAACTCAGTATATGTACTTGTACCAATGTCCATTTGGAACAAATCTACACATCTAATAGTTAGGGACTTATCTTCAAAAGCTCCCTCAACTTTATAGAACAAGACACCTGACCATTCTACATCCCAGATATTCTTGCATAAAAATCTTATCTTTTTCTCAACCTCTACTGGAATGACAATCTTAAATATATCTTGTCTGTGGACTAACCCCAGTACTGGTTTCACTTCTTTCTTCTCTTCCATATCCATAATTTAATATTCTTAATATACTGCATACTATAGCTTCAATATACTGTAAATTCAGTATCCTTGTTCTATTGAGAGATTCCTCCTCTGGGGATAATATTCCCTCAATAGTCAAGGTAATTTCCCTACCTTTGAATGTACAGATTTTCTTTCCTACATATCTCTGATAGTCATTATTACTACCTCTTCTAACTCCTCTTGGTATATAGATTTTACCATTGGTTATAATACATTCATTAATAATACCACTACTAACAAGGTCAGCATAACTAAGGTCAAGAGTATGCTTGTTATATTCAGTATTATACCAGCTAATAAACTCATTACTGATAAGAACCACTGTATCAATGAAGGACATTCCTATCCCATAACTCCCATTACTATAGTTAAATCTAATCTTCTTAGTCTCCAGAAGGTATTTAATGAATAGCTTGAATTGCTCTCTTCCAAATATACTACTGTAATGAACTACTCCTCTAAGAGATTGCATAGAGAATTTATCTTTAGCATCTCCCATCTCTGGTGCAGGAATATTCTCAAGCCTATGGTGTGGGACTCCATCAATAGATTCTACTCTTACATACCTATCAAGCTCCAGACACAATAACTGCCAAATGGCTTCATCATATCCTATAGCTAATGTAGAAAGGGTTGAATTAATAGGACCTCTACCAGTACAAGGTGTTTGAAAGCTTTCAAAGTTACCTCTTGGGATAGAGGATACATGACTGTGCATATATCCATGCTTGAATTGATTCAGAGGGTAATTAGACCTGTTCACTCCAAAATACCCCTTACCTTTCCCCTGCCAATTGAATGGAACTTTAAGCCATAACTCCTTAATATCCACATACTTATCAAATTCATTTGTAATCCTTACTGTAGGAAAATAAATAAGGATGAATAAGTCATTGAACATAAGGTTGGCAATCCTTTCTTTTATTACTGGCAAGAAATATTTAGCTAATGCAGAATCACTTACAATAGTTTCATTATTAGCACCTTCTGCTGTCCAAAAGAGATTTATTATATCTCGGTCTTCTTTATTCATATTTTGATAAGCAGAAGAGCCTACTATATTACTCCATTCCATGAATGTTCCCAAGGGAGTCCCACTAAGATATGTATATAATTCATCCTCAGTAAGAAAACCCTGCATTTCTACTCTCCCTTCACCAAAGAAGTCTTGAAAGAACTGTAGGATTTGATTTGGTCTTTCCATGATACTATCATGTAGTTCATGGACTTGTTTCTTTATTTCTTCGGTCATTGCATGATAAAAAAAATGAGGGGGAAGGCTTATTCAGCCTCCTCCCTCACTGGTTTCTAATTTACAAAATCAAACATCTTGTTGATTTCTGCTTTTGACATCTTTTCAGGTGCTTTGTAAGTTGTACCTTTCAGTACAGCCATAGCCCTGTCATAAGTACCTTCTTCAATGACATCACTGCCATAGAGGTCTTCCAACAGAACTTCCAATGCACCTGCAACATTACCCTCAGAAGTTGCAGTCACCACAGGTTTCTCTTCCTTTGCAGTTTCTTTTGCTGCTTCTTTCTTTGTGGGCTTCTCTTTCACAACTTCTTTCTTCTCCTCTTTTACAGAAGCAGCTTTTGCAGAACCTTCACCCAACAGGTCAATCAAGTCCTGAGTTTTACACATGGTGAAGTTCTTTCCAAATCTCTTCACACACTCATCCTGTAAGCCTCTTGCCTTGATTGCATTGTAGGCTTCTGCCCTTGACATTGCACCAGACTTGATTTTCTTTTCAGGTGCAGTCAGCAGGAATGTCAAATCATTTACTACCTGTCCTTTGTAAGGAATGTTGGTAGGAAGGATAGAAGCATCATCTTTCAATTCTGCTCTCAAATGACCTTCAAAGAATGTCATTCCTTCATATTCAATACCTGCTTCTCTCATTTCTCTTTTCAACTCACCCAGTGTAGTTGCAGAAGATGCCTGAATAACTTTTTGAGACTGAGTTTTGTTGTTGATGATGGTTACTTTTCTAAATTCCATGATTTTTTTTTTTTAGTGATAAAACATTACCTATTAAATAGGCTTAAAATTATTTCTCTGAATTGTTCTTTGTCTCCTATTGTTTTATAGAGGTCTGAGACATCTTTTCCTCCTTCAAAATGTGGCAATACTATGTTAGTGAACCCAGTGGATGCTGATAGTTTCTCTCCATCTATGAGACCAGCTTTATCATTATCCAATAAGATAAATACTTCCTTGTATCTTCTTTTGAGTTCATTAACAGCAGTATCACTGATACCATAACCCTCTCCTTGAATGGCTATAGCTGGTATTCCAGTGTTTGTCCATAGACATAAAGCATCTTTCATTGAGGAACAGATACATATTCTATCCCCAAATTCAGGTACTTTAGTCCATAAGCTAATTACTGACCTATCATGCCTGTTGGACCACTTATATCCTTTCTGATTGAATGGTTGATATATCTTTAAAGTGACTCTTCCTTCCTTATATTCTACATAAGCATAAGCATATTTATCTGCTGGGAAGACCATTCTGTTCTCTCCTTTTATGATTATTTTATAGGATATAGGATAAATGTCAGCATATTTCAACCACTCCAAAGTGATACCAAATGAAGCCCAATACTCAAGGTCATACTCTCTCCATTCCCTTGTCTTACACTGCAAATCAAGGTTAGAACTGTACTCCTTAGTAGTGACAATCTTAGGTTTACCTAATGCACTATAGCCATTAGTCTTAGTAATCTTGGATAAGTCCTCCCAAACATGTGCAAGCACATCATTGTAACTCTCCCCCCAATACTTACCTAATAAATCAAATGTTCCTCCTCTATCTTTTGTAGCTAAGTCTGTCCAATGTATCTTCTGACCATCTATGCTATAAAAACCAAAGGATGGATGGTTATCAGGTCTTAATGGACTTGATATAATTGTTGGTATCTTGTCTATTCCAAAGTAATAATGGAGTATGTCCAGTTCAGACACATTCTTTAGAATCTCTTCTGGAGTTACTGATATAGAGCCTATTTTTATCATACCTTATATTTCCAAATAAAACTTTTATAAGATTTTCTTTCACCTGCACAAACTCTTGATATGTACCTGCTATTCCACCCCAATATTCTTCCTGCTTCTGCTGCACTTATATATTCAGCAACTTTGTTTCCCTCTAAATCAAACTGTTCTACTCTCTTTGATAGAGAGCAGTTTTCAATTCTATTTCTTAAAGAAATAGGGTTATTTTGATTTTCAGAGTATGTTACCCACCTTAGATTGTTCACAAAATTATTAGTTTTGTCTGAATCTATATGGTCAACACAACAAAGGTTTTCAGGATTTGGGATAAAGTAGGATGCAACAAGTCTGTGTACATAAAATATCTTATGTGAAGTCTCATTGTATAAATCTACAAGTAGGTAGCCATGTTTATTTCTTGAAGTGGATAAATATTTTCCACTTAATATATTCATGACTCTTCCCCTATTACTTATACAATATTTAGGAAATCCAGATATAATTCTATATAGTTCTCTATTATCAGTATCCATAGTTCTAAATCTTTATGTTATTAACCCCAAGGAGTTGCTGTAGGAGCTGTTGCTGCTCCTAATGGGTCATTGTCAGGTGCAACAAATGAAGTAGCTTCTACTACATTTTCATGCAAAGGTTGAGTAGAAAACTCAGTGCCCGGAGCACCACCATTACTTTGGAAATCAGCAATGGCAGCATCAATCTTACTGTAATCTGTCACAGCATTCTTAGCAAACTTCCTTGTAAATACAGCCTGATACTGTCTTGTACCATTCTCATTATCTACAGTTCTGATACCTACTGCACCTTTAACTGTGTATGCAGCAGCAAGAGTAACAAGCTCTTTAAGCTCTTTTACATCACCCTTAAATAGAGCTGCCATATCAAGAGAAACCTCACTGTCAGAGGGGTCTTCCTTCATAATCCACTTACCATCTTTATAGTTGGCAGGATTAGGAATATTCAACCACTGAATAAGGAAGTCAATCAAGAATTCCTCACCTTGCCATGCAGGTCTGTAATCTGCACTGATATTGGCTGGTCCAGAAGTGTATTGTGGAATAGACTTGGACTGTAGCTCTTCTTTTGTAGCCCATGCAGTTCTACCAAACTTATCAATAATCTGGCATTTACCACTTGTCTGACCAATCTTGAAGTCCTTAGTCAGCATGAAGCTGATAGGAATAAGCAATTCAATGCCATTGTTCAACTTAGCCTCAGAAGCAGTCTTTGCATAGAATACTATTCTTACCTGTTCCTTACCTTCCTCAGTTTTACCAACATACTCAGGGTCATTCTCAATGTCTCTGCCTGTGAGAGCCTCTAATTCTGCCTTAGTAGGATTTACAGCTACAATATTGAATGCAGCCATACCTTTGTACATTTTAAATACACCTTCAACTGATTCTTTACCTACCTTAACAGCCATGAAACTTTTGTTTAAATTCTTCATCTTAAATTACTGATTTTACGTGATTAATCCTTGAAAGGCATTTCATCTGCTACTTCTCCAAATGGATTTGCAGGTGCTACCTCTTCTGCCAATGCAACTGCCTCAGATGCAGGTACTTCTACCTCTCCTACAGCCTCTTCTGAAACTTCTCCTTCTGGAGCTGCTTCTGTTGCTTCTGCTACTGCCATGATACCAGCAAGAACTTCCTCAGAAGTGAAACCACCAGTCATAGTTTTGATAGGAGCTTCAAAGCCTTCAATGGCTTCATTGATTACATTCAATTCTTCCTGTGCTTTCTCAATCTTCTCTACCAGTTTGTCCCTTTTGGTTCTCAAACTCTTAGTGTTCTGGGCTGTTCTCTTTACAATAGCCAACTCAAATCTACTTAACTCTTTCATAATGTTCAATTTATAAAAATTATTTGTCTTTGCCCTATCTCATTGGGCTTACTTTTTTTTTTCTACCCATAATATTCCTGTGCTTTCTCAACTACAAGACCCAAGTCATTGGGAATATATAGAGGAAACATGCCAACAGGACTCTTTGCAGGATATACTCCATCATCATTGGTAACAAATTCTCTGATGGATTTCTTCTCTTTTGAATCAAAAGAAGACTTACCATAAAGAACCACTTCAAACTTACCCTCAGGAGTAATATATGAATCAACCATGTTACCAGTACTCTTATATTTGTAAGAGATACTATCACCATTCTTGTCTTTATATTCCTCATAATGAGCAAGACAAATCATGTTCTTGTTTTCTGGTACAAGATTGATTGCATCAAAGATTAACCCCATTCCATAACCAATCTGTTTAGGAGTGTCCCAACCACCTTTCATTGCATTCTTCATATAGAAATCCTGACTGATATAATTCATATCATCAAGTACTATATTAGTAAAAGGAGAATGAGGATTGGCTAACATCTCAATGATTTGAGCAACTTCTTTTGCATCATTGGTTATAATTCTGTTACCTTTACCAATCTCCTTAAGAGTAGTGACTTGGTACTTACTACCTCCCCCTCTAAAAGGTAAAGGTTTATTTACACAACTTATCAAATAAGTCACTTTAGGGTCCAACCCTTTCAATCCAAGCTCTGGTATCTCTCCAATAGAGGTTGATTTACCAAAGCCTGACTTAGCTAAAATCAATGCTTTCATTCTTCTTATTTAAAATTTAGTCTGCAAAGGTAATCAATTTAATCAACCTATGCAAATTCATCTTCCACTTTCTTACTCTGGCTTTTCTTATAGAGACATTCATGAAAGTATAGTTAGTCCTCCTTCTTATAACTGTCTCAATATACTCAAGACACCTTTCCAGTTCAGGCTTATTATCAGGTAGTGGAAGCTCAGTAAATGTACTCACTGCTCCATCAAAGAACAATGGACATATTTGACCTCCTGCTCCATTATCTCTATCCTCAATAACTTGCATAAACCTTATGTTGTTTTTGAATTTGGTTATATCATACTTTTCATAATCCCTTAGACCATACTTAAATGGACTATACAAACCAAGTACCAGATTTGCATCTCTGGTAGTAGTCTTACAATCTGCAAGACCATCTGATGAAGGCATCATCTTATTCAACTTCTGATTCTCAATTCCTTCCTGAGCCTGAGCTTGATGCTGGATTGCAGTGATATTGAAATTAAACTGGTCCCTCTGAGTGATGAAATACTTACTCATCTTCTCAATAGTCTGCATCTTATTCATACCACTCTCTGGCATAAGATTTGAATAGTTGTCTAAGATAATTTCAACATATTCATCCTCATCATCTGATTCATAATAGTCTATTACCTCTCTTTCCTCTTCAAGCCCAGCTTCATTCTTCATGATAACTTTCTTGAAGTGGAACTTTCCTCTACTCAAAGCAAAATTTCTACAATACTTATTAATTCCTGTAGGATTTCTCTCAGAGTCAACATAGATTACAGTCTCCTTAAACTTCTGAATATATGTCACATATCTTTCAGATGCAAGTAAGTCTAATATCTCTTGAGGAACTGGTCTATCAGCAGAAGTACTCTTCAAGTCAGTTGGACTTATTCTTATTCTATCAAGCCTAAATAACAGGTGACATAAGAACTCATAGAACTTTTCTTCCTTACCCATTTCAAGGGTAAAATAGAGTATCTTCAACCTTAGTTGGTCAGGGTGCTCAATTGCATAGAAGAAGGGTTCATAAACAAGCATATAGTCAGCAAGTTTTGATTTACCAACCTTTTGATTTGCAGTAATAATGTTATACCTTCTCTTTTCTATTCCGGGGAGCCACACTCTTAATCTTGGGAAAGACAATGGAATACAATTTATCTTGCCATCCAGTATCCTCTGCCTTCGGAGTATTAACTTCTCCAGTGCCCTATCAAATGAATCCTTCTCTTCCATAACTATTCAATATATCTCCATATAAAACCATAAGCTCTTTTCATTTTTCCATTACAACAGGCTCCAATATTAGTATTCTTATACCCTAAAGTTCTTTCAACCTCCATTGTACTTTCCCACCTCTTAATTTCTTCTCCATCCAAAGATAGTTGAAGTACCTGTTTAGAGTTCCAAGTAGTCTTTCTACCTTTTAAGGTATAGGACCTCCTTTCATTACCAGTTCCATGTTGCATATTTTGAGATTGGTTACACCACTCAAGATTCTCAACCCTATTATCTGTTTTATCCTCATTTTTATGGTTTATCTGAGACAAATTATCTGGGTTGGGTATGAAGGCTTCTGCAACTAATCTATGCACATGAAATGCTTTTCCACTATCCAGTCTAACCTGTAAATAACCTTTAGTAGTCTTGTATGGTTTGAGGTTTCTATGGCTTTTTAAAGAGAAAATCTCTCCTGACTCAGAAATAAGATAATCTGGGTATCCTGTAATAACTTTAAAATTCATAACTATTAGTTTAATGTAGATGTCCAATCAACACTCATTTCATTGGTTTGGTCTGCATTCTCAATGTAGTTAGCCAGTTCTGAGATAGGTACTTTAGTACCATCCTTTACCTCTTCTTTCCAAATGAAATATTGAAGCAATCTCATGAACTTATACTCTCCATTGAAGCCAGAAACATAGGCTTGAGTTGCATTGATGATTTGCTCATCAGTGTAATCATTCCCATACTTCTTAAAGAAAGTCTGTAACTTTCTTTTAATATCAGTTTTATTCCCTCTCCAATACTGATTGTTAAAGTTCTTTCCTTCTGGATAAATGGATTGAAGTTGAGGTACTAATGCTTCAATTCTTTGATTGAAGTCATCAGTCCCCACAGACTTATCAGAGTCAAGAATGATATTATTTACCACATTATTCCCTGTAGAAGTAACAAATAACCCTACAGGAAGATGTGTTTCCCTGTCATAACTTGTACTAATGAGTCCTTTTTTCTTCAACTCACTTTCAGCAGCATTGAAATCTACATTGTTTTGAATAGCTATCATAAGTAAGACCTCTCCAAGAGAAACCCCACTCTTTTTAATAACCTTGTCATTCAATGAGATTGTCATACTACTATCCAATCAGCAATTCAACATGAGCTTCCTCAACTTTCACAGTCTGTTCACAAGCCTCCACAGATTCATTCACAAGTGCAGCACAGTTCAAGAAATATTTCTCAATTTCTCTGTAAACCTTTGCAGCAGTAGCAAATGCTTTACCTTTTGCTCTGGATTCTGCAATCCTCTTACCTGCTTCTTCATTGAAGGTATCTTCCTCATTGCACCTTGCAATAGCTCTTACCTTGAATCTACCATTGCAGTCTACAAGTGGAAGATTAGCCCACATATTAGGATAAATGTCATCCCATGCAGGATGCTTTGCTAACTGCATATCACACTCCAGAACACAAACTACTACCTTCTTCTCAGGATTTACAATGTAGCTTGCTTTAGTAATTTTAACTCTGTTTCTCATACTTTTATTTCACTTAAATTTGTTTTCACAACCAACTCTGGATTATAGTCCTCAAGCATCTTTTCAACTAACTCCTCTTCCCTTGTACCACTAAAGTATGGGATAATAATGATGGGGTCTTTGTGCCTGAGTATTCTACCCAATCTTTGTTTGATGATAATATCACTGCTGTTCAGATTAGCATATAAACCAACTCTGCAATCTACAAGGTTCATACCTTCATTCAGCATATTACATGCTGTAATATGGTCTAACTCCTTATGATTAAACATATCAAGTACCATAGAGGATTCTTTGTTCTTACTGTTAATACAGTTTTCCCCTAATATTTCTGTCTGCTCAATAGAGCTACAGAATGTAAGTACCCTCTCTGATTTCAGCTTCTCCAGAAGAGATAAGATAATAGGGTTCTTTAATTGTGAAAGGAATTTGAGCCTTTGACCTGCAAGGAATAACCATTTTGTCTTTACTCCTTCATTTCTTGTTCTCATATATTGCCTCTTCCAGAACTCTATCTTGTTTCCTAACTCCATCACATACTGATATTCAGTACACTTAATATGCACTTGAATAGATTTATCCCTTAAGTAAGACCATCTATCTTTATATAGACATTCTTTGATAATCTTAGCTTTGGGATGTTCAATCATAGTATGTACAGCATGTGTATTATCAAGTTCAAGAGGGATAAGGAACACTCTTGGGTCAGGAAGGATTTCATTGTCTATAGCCTCCTTCATCTTCACTGTATAACATTGAAAATCAGGAAACAACTGACTTAGTTCCCACTTCATATCTCTGGTTACTGTAGCTGAAAGCATAATAGAATGATGTATTTCCATTGTAGATACAAATTCTCTACATCTTTCTGACATGTGTTGCACTTCATCAAAGATGGCTACATCCCATTCTTCCTCTACATGTTTATTCAATCCTACATAAGTACTGAAATACACTCTTTCAAGCCAAGATTCAAGTCCCCACTTAATAAACTCCTCTTTCCAGTTATTTATCAAGACTAATCTTGGTATTACTATAAGTATGCTACTGGGGTTATCCCTTAAAGCCAAATCAATACCTATCTTAGATTTACCAAAGGAAGTAGGTAACTCACAGAGTATAGAATTACTCTTTATATTCATTATCTCTTCCTGAGCCTGTTCTCTATTCATATCTCTTTACTATATTCTTTAGTTTTTCTACATATTGCGGGTCTTCCGCATAACCTATTTTAATCAAAAATTGATAGTAATCATCCGGGGGTTTGTATCTATATTGTATGTAATTGAGATAGGCAACCACACTCTCACTCCAATGGTCAAACTTATAATAGTCTTTCTTATAACTATTGTAGAGTCCAAATAAATTATTGTACTCTTTGCAGACCTTAGACCTGAAATGACCTGTCTCAAGGATAGCCTGAGCATATACAATGTTCTTATGTTTAACATTATAATACTCTAAAGCCTCCATAAGATAATCATCAGGAGCCTCTGATAATAAGAACTCTGGTTGTTCCAATCTCAATACATCCACCTTGTCAGGTTCCTTGTGCTCCTCTTGATAGTCTATATAGTACAAACCATATAGACCACCAATTAGTAAGAGCATAAGGATATTATATACCCTTTGTTTCATAAATATTTGTTATACTTTAATATTCAAGAAGTTTATAATTGCTAAAACAGCCCTCCCTACATAGGTCTTCCCTTGAAGTTTAAAGGTATGCTTAATAAGCCATTGTTGAGGAGTGGAGTTATACATTATAACATACCACACAACAAAGCCTATAAATGCTATGATATTAATGAGGGGAATCAGTTCAATAAGCAAAAGAACACAAAGCACCCACAAAGGAATTTCTATATCATGTTCCTCTGAAATCTTCATGCCATTATACATTATGACATGAGTATCTTTCATAATCCCCACCATAATAATAGTGAGGATTATTCCTATAATTACCCAAATCATAATTACTTCTTATCAAAAGACTTGGTTATGTCCATGAGCATCTTAAGACCCACAGCATCCATAGCATTATTTCCAGAACCATTTCCTCCAAACATTACAGATGGAACCCATTGTACTTTTGAATTAGCCAATGCTTCTGCAACACCTACAGCAGTCTTATAATCCCATTCAGCTTTTTCTGCGGGAGTTAAACCTGCTGCAACTAATGCCCTATTAGCTGCTGCCTTAGCTTCACCTTCTGCCTGAACTTTAAGAGCAACTTGTTTAGCTTTCTTAGCTTCAAGTTCTGCTACTTCAAACTCCTGTTGTGCTTTAGTTACAGCTACAGCTTTCTCTTTCTCCTGTTCCCACTTAGCCTTCTCAGCAGTTGCTTTACCATCTTCTGTAATCTGAATAGTTCTTTGAACTGCTTCAAGTGATTTAGTCTTAGAAGTGATAATTGCTAAGTTAGCTTGCTTTTGTGCATCAATCTGTGACTGAGTTGCAGCATCATATTTAATATCTACAATACTAACCAAACCACAGGTTACACCATATTGTGAGAAAGGTGAGTTCTCCTGTCTTTTATAACCACCCGGAGAATTACCATCAGCTATAATCTCAGACTGTGCTCTTACTTCCTCTTCACCAGTGATGTCATTAATAACCTTAGTCTTTAATACTCTGGTCTTATATACACCATTATTTAACTGGTCTGTAATATAGGCAATAAGGTCAGTCCTTGTCTCTGATACTGATTCCAATGAAGACATAAGGGGACCACAAGAAGTTACAACTTTATATAATGTAGGTTTAACCAAGTTAGCTATCAATGCTTCCTCAGAACCAAAGTCTGTTTGTATCTTCTCCATATTCTTGGCATCATTAGGCATCACTACCCTGAATGAACCAACAATAAAACCTCTACCTTTGTCATTGAATGTGAGTGCTGCTGCTGGGTTACTTCCTGCTGCTACATAACCATCTTCATTCTTTTCAAGACCTGTAAATTCTATCTGTGAAGTCTTTGAATAACTTCTTACAGTACCAAGCCCCTGCCATTGCAATCCACCATCAGTCCAGACTACATAATTACCTGTTACAGGCATCTGACATACATAGTTCTTTGACTTGTCTGCATCTTCCCATAATGCCCCTGCCATTGCAATCCCAAGCACTGCAACAACAGCAATAATAATACCAAGGATTTTCCCTTTGTTAATTGGATTTTGATTTCTCATCTTTTTTCTTTTTTAATGTTAGTTTTTCTTTTTACTTGTTTCTTCTCTTCCTGAGACACCATCCAATAGTAGAATGGAACACACAGATAAGAGAATTTGATTTCTCTGTTTGTTATTTTCCACTTGCCAAACAACTGTCCTATCACCATTATATAGTATATAACAGCAAGAACAACAAATGCAGCAAGTAATACCCTTGCATAAATCATGATTTTTCTTTTTTTTTAGTTATTCTTACCCCATTATCCATGATAAGTACTTGAGAGGATAACCTATAGGTGCATGAGTTCCTTCAAAGGAATTAAGTTTCTTCCTTGGAAACTTGGTTCTATACTTATACCTTCTCCAATATCTGGCACAATGCCCCCATTTCTTCTTAGTTAAAACTCTTCCTTTACTCATATTTCCAATAGTTTTATGTAAGTTCTTCCACCATCCTTATCATACCACAGCAATAGTATATACTTGTCATAGCTTGTGATTAAATCAAAATAAGGGTGGTATCTAACAAAAGTCTTTATTAGTAAGATAATACCTAACAATCCTACTATAATTGATACAAATAACATACTACCTACACTATAAATGATTTAATTATCCAATACAGCATAAGTGAAACTTACTCCACCAAGCTCTTCCACAATCCTCTTGAGATGTGTCTCAAGCCTCTGTTTCTTAGTAAGTCTCTCCCAATCTCTGGGTTTAACAAAGTAAGGAGCTTCTTTTCCTGTCATGTAGTCATAAGCATCCATACTAAGATTGAGTGATTGACCAGCAGGTTTACACTTTCTGGTCTTTATAGTAATGGTTTCAGCATCTTTCTTACCATCCTTAAGACCTTCTACTCTCATAGAGAAAGTATCATAACCTGTGCCTACTTTTTCTTCCTCAAGAGCTTTAGCCTGCTCTTGGCTATACATAATGCTGCCCTGCAACACTATAGATAGGCTTACTTTAATCTCATTCATTCTTTATATTCAAATTAATCTTTGTCACCAAGCATAGCTCTCATAAGAAGCATACCCAACATGGCTTCTGGACCTTAACCTGCCAAATTCTTAGCTGTAAGAGCAACAACAATCTTTTGCTGTTGGTCTGCAATGAATTTCTGCAAATCCATAGGCAGAGTACCAAGTAGATAAGTAATTACAATAGCCTTGCTTTGGTTATCTTTTAATCTGTTCAACTCAATCAGGCAGTTATCCAATACATCTTCTGCATCAGTATCACCTGTCTTTTTACCAAGGTCAATTACACCTTCCCTCAAATCATCCATTACTTCTTTAGGAAATGGTTTATTAAGACCTAATTTTTCTCTCATGTTTTCTGCAAAGCTCTCAGCTCCACTCTTTTCATTTTTCATTGTTTTTTTTTTAGTAAAACATATATTTATTATCACATGAATGTGCATAAAAAGAAAAGGCTACCAGTAATCAAACTGATAGCCTTTAAAAGATAGAATATTCTACAACACCTTTGAAATTGTTGTCCCTGAGGACATAAGTTGATTAAAAAATCTACTCCTTTCTTACTTTCTAAATTTAATTTTCATATAATATATTGAAGTAAGTGTTGTATATCACTAATCTTTAGAATCCTTTTTAAAGAATGATTCCAATAAACTTAACAAGCTGTGGGGATGGTTGGACTCGAACCAACATAAGATTATTCCCTAAATAATTGTGTAAACCTTGAAGTAACTCTTATAATACACTACCCCTTCGGGAGAACACTTATAAGAGGATAAAACTTGCTTTATTTCACCACATCCCCATTTTAAATGGTAGCTTACCTACCAGCAAATGAACAAAATCTTTATTGCATCTCCAGAATGAGCTTACTCAAACCTTACATGGGCATCTTGTATCATTATAATTTCCACCGTGGAGGGAATTGGACTTGAACCAATGACCCGTAGCTTTCAACATGCTTTTGAAGTAACTCTATTCTACACCAACACATTACTGTGGAACATTGAACAAAGTGTAATTTTCATTTATACTGCTCTACCAACTGAGCTATCCCTCCATAAAAATAAAAGACATCATAGAAAAGTGCAAAGAGTAATATTGCCATATAACCATTATGAAGTAACTCTGTGCTACACTAATGATGTCTTTATAAGAAAATGCCATAGAACATTTAACAGATTATCGTAGATAATTTAAAAGATTATTGATGTAAATCTGTAATACACTAATGGCATTATATTTATTGTTCCTCAAACTTATTCTGCAAGCCTTCCAAAGCTGCAATATAAGTTAGGAAATGCTCTGACCAACCTGAAATCTCAGCAGTCCATCTACCTCTATAATTCACTCCCTTTGTATTGGCAGATACATCACAAATGTAATTGTAAGTACCAAATGGCTCAGGAAGGATAGACTTATTATAGTGGTAATCTACATCCTGTGAATCTGAGAAAATGATGATTCTATCAAAGTGGACACCTTTAAACTTAGCTTTACACCAGTCTAAACATTGTTTAGTGAATATACCTCCACCTCCAATATTATGTCTTGTGTCCATAATTTGCTTGAATACCCCAAATCCCTTTTGAGGATATTTGATATGTTCAGATGCTTGCTTCCTTAAAGCATCATTACCTGCTGTAGCTACAAGTTCATAGTCTTCACACTGATTAATAGCTAACATAGCCATTGCACATGCTTGGTCCATTCTATTGAACTGTGATTGACCAGAAGTAAGACTACCCATAGAACCACTGACATCTACTATAAACAAAGTTTTACCCGGAAGTTTAGGTAGATTCTTATATGATTCCAACATAGCATCTTCAATGTCCCTACTGAACTCAGGGTTCATTCTTTCAGCTTTCAAGAAGTCAAGAGGTAATAACATTGATGATTTAAGTTTTGTCAATCCCTCAACAATAACTCTTCTATCAACATCTGCTTTCTTCATGTTATTTATGTTTCTCAACATAGCCAGACCACCAATCTTATTCTCAAAGATTAATTTAGTCCAAGTCTCTTTCCTGTCTTCACCAGCAGACAATAACACTTCCCATGTCTCAGGAGGAGTAAGAGTTCTGTCAGCTACTTTCTTGAATAACTTGGTTTCATAATCATTGTTTGGCTTAGGTCTGCATAAGAACATAACATCTCTCAGCTTAATAGCTGCATCCCTGTCATATTTAGCCAACTTGTACTCATTGAAATTATGAAAGGCAGCCCTTAATCCCTTCTTAGCTTGATTACAGATAGGCTTTTTACCACCCTTCCAATATAATGCCAAGAAATCTGTCAGCATATCAGCCCTTGTAATAATCTTAGGCAACAAGTCAGCTACAAATAGCTTATGTTCAGGATATTTGCACATTTCCACTGCTATAAACAGTGGTGTATGTCTCAGCTTCTGCATTAATCTTGCTTCAAGAGCAATATTATACACATCAATGGCAGGACACAAAGGTATTAATCTCTTGATTTCTTCTGCCACTTTAAGACCATCCATATATGCAACATCTTCCCAAAGAAGATTAGCTAATACAGCTCTCCTTAATAATGCTACATTACTCTGTTTAGCTGCTAATGCACCTGAACCACCAGCCAGTCTTTCTGTATCCAACTTTGAAGTTGGCTTCACATTTGGATTTAATTTAGAACACATATCACTAAAATTAATTATTTATACTTCCATTTATAACCATGAGCTTGATGGACTGGATATATTTTACCATTCCAACTCTGTTTGTATCCCCTTAAACAATTAGATATTGAACAAGCACTTATTCCAAGTGTAGAAGCTGCTAACTTTACAGATTCCCACTCTTGTACAAACTCACCATCAAGAGTCTCCTGTATAACAGTTTTATAATACTTTCTGGTTCTATTACCATAGTCTATATTATATTGCCTATTGCACATCTCAAGATTTTCAACTCTGTTATCATCTTTTATTTCATTCTTATGGTTAATCTCCAAGTTATCCCTATAAGATTCAATAAAAGTTTGAGCTATAAGTCTATGAACTTTGTAATTCTTCAATTTCTTATCTTTATAAAGGCTCACAAACAAATAACCATCCTTATCTATAGACGGTTTCAATACTATAGGAAGTGAATGACCTCCAGAACCCTCCTTAGGTAAGGACTTAATGTTTCCTAAAGTAGATGCTTGATATAAGCCTTCATATTCAGGTATGTCTTTCCAATCTTCCATAGAATTATTTCTTTATTTAATTGACACTGCAAAGATATGTCAAAGGTTTCATATATGCAAATATATTTCCACCTTTAACATTCTTTTTGTTTTTATTCCTCTTTAATAGTCTCTATATCCTTTAGTCTTGAGTCTTTCTACAATTCCTTTTACATACTCCCATTCACTTTCATCAAGTTTAAATTCAAGTCTTTCAAGGAATCTTGCATCAATCTCTCCCACTTGCAATCTCTTTGGTACTTTACCAGTAATTTGATAATACATTCCAATGATACTAAACACAGGAAGGAATATCCACACTATGAGGAAACCAAGCACTGATATGATTATCCTCCAAATCTTGTTTAATATTTCCATAATTACTTTACTATTTCCCAATCAGTCAACCATGATTCATCCTGTCTATATTTCCAAAAATATTCATATGCACAGTGTGAGTCAATTATCACACCATCCTCAAGTTGATAATCACCATTAGGTAATTGAGCCATCCATTCATCAGAACTGAAATGTCTATGCCTTACTTTCTTACCTTCGGACATAGCCTTAATTGCTTCTTCTTTTGTCATACCTTTCTAAGTTTAGTTTCAACAAGAATTGGTTCAATATCCTTCCACTCAGTAATATCATTACTATCCGCTGGTTTACCACCATTGAATGTACAAATAGTTATGTGTGGAATATTGTTAGCACAGGGAATACCCATAAGTTCCTTGTCTATTCTAAATGCCATAGCTTTATCTGATATACCTATTCCATCTACAGTAATAGCACACATTTTACCTGAATTACTCTCCAAGATTTCTTTCTCTGTATAGTAATCCTTTTGAGACCAATGCAATAATGTACAATGGTCCAAATACCAATTCTCAGGAAGTGCTCCCTTCATAATGTCATTATTGAAATCATAGCCATTTAACCATAACCATTCTTTCAATTTAGCTTTACTCTCTTCTGTGAGGAATAGGCCCATGTATTCAGAGTTTTCCATATTATCCCTCTTTATCAATAAGTTCAATAAATTTAGCATAAGTATCATAATAGATGGTTTCAGTAAACTCACTATAAGATACTGGTTTTATGCTAAGAGTTTTACAATGATTGATATAAGCACCATATCTTTTCTGCTTAATATCTTTTGCTTCTGAAATGTATCCCATACTAAATAAGTTTTAAAGCTTTCTTTTGTGTTATAACAAATTATTTATTATCCAGTTAACAGCTCTACTATGCCACCTATTATCTTTTCTTATTAATAATCTATTGGCTTTAGGAAATATATCTATTATGCCAAAGTTAGTGGTGGTTATGGTAAACTTATCCACTAACTTTTCAATATATACAACCTTATCACACTCCTGTAATTTGGGAAGAGTTTTTACACAGAATTTATCATATTTATTCTCTCTGACTTCTCTCTGATACTCCCTGAAAGCTCTAAAATCGTCTCCTAAGTCTCCCATATATTTAAATGTTTAAGAATTTACATTAAAAATACCAGATATCTGATTACCCATAATCAGTGGGGATATCTGGTATTAATAGTAGTCTATCAACCAACACAACTATTCTTATTGAATCTACTAAAGTAACTTTACTGATGTAAGAGGTTACAATCCTTCATGGGTGAAAGTTAGTGTATATAAACCATCGTACTCCCTATAGGATTTGAACCTATGACTCACGCCTTAGAAGGGCGTTGCTCTATCCAACTGAGCTAAGGGAGCATTTAATAGGAGAGCCATCTTACTCTCCTATTTTATCTGTTTGTTTAAGAAGTATGTTTGTCTTCTTGCTATTTTTAATCAAATAGATACTTAATATCTTCTCCAAGAAGTTTTATTGCTTCTTCAACGTCTGTTTCACTCTTAAAGTATACTGTTCCAACTACCATTCTTGTAGCAGTGAACTTAACTTTATATCCTTCTCTAGTATCACATTTATAGATGAAATAACCAGTTAAACCAGGTCTCATTTTCCAGGAACCATTAAAATAGTTAGCTATTACTTCTAACTTACTAACAGTTTTTATCTTATTGGCTAAATGTGTTGGTATATCCACATTGACAGAAGTAAGATTACTATTTAGTGTAATGTCTTTATAACCAAATGAGAGTTCTTCTGGTTTATATACAGTTAAAGCTAACTGTTTAAGAGTTTCGTTGTTACCTTTATACCATTCTTTAGCTGTATCTTTAGATAATTGAATGGTTCTGTCTTCTTCAAGATCAAAATCAACTGTAGTCCTTATAGTATGATTAGGATATATTTCTATGAAGTCTCTAAGAGCATAACATTGGATTGCTCCACCATTAGTTACAAAGTAAACAACAGTCTCATTTATATAACCTTTTAAGTCTCTATAGTTGCTGTTGCCTTTAGCTGTAAGATACTCAATAATCTTACTTGCTTGTTCAGTAGTATACGCTAAATATCCTATCATATCTTTTATCTTTTTATTAATTTACCAATAGGCCCAATTGCCTTTAACTTATCCCTGAGAAGAGAGTGTTGTTTAGCACTCTCTTCATTTTTAAAATCCTGCATTGTTTTCATTTAACAGTAATTCTATTTAGTTTAAACTCTTCAAGTTGTTTAATCAAACCTGCTTCAAATCTCTCAAGAGGTGAGAGAGTTTTAGGTGTAAGAGTAGTGCTAATTACAAGAAATAATGCATTATTATTAACATGATTCTCTTCAAGCATAGCTCTATGAGTTTTTCTTGATTGAGTATAATTATTTGATGAAGCAATACATACTCTATTAATTCTCTTTCTCATACTAATTGATTATAGTTTTAATTGGATTTATCATCAAGGTGATTTAAATACCTGCTTAATGTAAGTATCTCAAGCTCCTTTTTGTTAATAGTTTTATAACATACTCCAATAAGTATTAATACAAGTATAAGACCATGAAAGAAATATCCATTGTCATAAATACTATCAATACCCATCATATATAATAAGGTGACAAGAGTGGTTACATATAGTAACACACCCTTGATAATTAGTTTGAATGTCTTCATAGATTCTTTAATTGATTTGTCAATTTGTCTATTCTCTCTTGTCTTGAAGGAGAGTATGAAGTAAAGGTTGCATCTTGTTTCTTTTCAAGCTCCCATATTTCTTCTTGTATTCTCTCTCTTTCTTTATCTCTTGGAGATGGTCCAGTATGACTTATATAATAGGGCATAATTAATATGCCAACTACAAGTAATACTACCAACATTGCAGTTTCATTCATAATTATCTTTTTCTTTTGTATTTATTGAACTCTTTTCTTGCAATATCACCTTTCTTAAAGGTCTGCATAGTGATGCTATTGTCTGCTTCAATTACTATTGACTATTCAAAAGCATGTGTTCCAAATAGTGAAACTGTTCTACCCAATTGGTCTGTAACTGTAGCTCTCAATGTAGAGTCACAGTTCTCTCTTTTAAATTTCTTAGCCATGTGTTTATAAGTTAATTTGTTAATAATTGAAGTACATACTGGATTTGAACCAGTGACCCTCACAATAACTACCTTTAAAATCATTATGTGATGCTCTACCACTGAGCTAATGTACCTTTGATTTTGATGCTGTTATACCCACCCATGTACTCTTCCTTAAATAGGCTGACTGTCTTTTTAGGTTTCCTTTACTTGGTTAATAGATATGAAGTCCCTCTGGATTGCTGGATTACCTCTTCTGTTGATAATTATGTCTAAGTATTAACACTACTGACTTTTGTCTCAAGTAGGACTTACAGGATGCCATTCTCTACATATTATTTCATCTTTCAGGTGGATGTTTGTTTAGTCCCCTAAGTGGTCAACACTTACAATATAGCACCATCAATATCTTACTCTTATCATTTATCCTATTATATATTAGTTATTTCTTAACACATTTTAATGGCATGTGTTCTGTCAAATGCTACTATTGTTCACATTTGATTGCCTAAATTAGCCCATTGGTATGTACACTATGTGTATATTATATGCCTTTTTGTGGTCCAATTAAACTAAAAGCACTGTTTAGTCTAACAATGTAACCAGTAAATCCAGTTATTCTATTACTCCTCTTTTTCTTTTTGACATGTCTTTGATTGTGGCATAATGTAGGGGAATTGTTATAGACTAACACTCACTCTTCCACACTTTCACACTATCAACAAACATAGAAAGAAAGAGTAAAGAAAGGACATTTGAGACACTATTCTTCATACACTCTAATACAAGCTCTAATGCAATAAGATTGACTCAACAAAGCATGAAACTTACTACCTTCAAACATAGAAACTCCCCCACTACTATCTATACTCCAGAAGAGAATTAGTATAATAGATGGGAGAGTATATAACTTTGGTTAGCATTTTACAATTCACTTCATTAAGTCCCTTCTGTGTTTATCCTATTAAAATAGGTTAGCATATAACTTAATTGTGTAATTATAACTCTCTGTATTTATCCAAAGCAAGCACTATTAATGCTTAAAAGATACTATTAATGCTCAGAAGAATAGAAAAGAAAGAAGGGCAAATGCCCTTCAATCCTTAGAATGTAGCCAACACTGGTGCACCACCTGTGCCTTCTTCATGCAATAACCAGAATGAGCTACCATCAGGTGCTTCAACATTTGACACCATTGGATGTGCAGGAATACCCTTCACTGCAACTGCTCCAGTCTTTGCACCAAATGTGAAGAACAGTTTGTTGGTCTTAGGATTCTGTTTCACTTGAATCTTGTCTACATGTTGAGCTGCTTTAAACTGTTCAACTGTCAGGGTCTCACGGAATTTTAACTGATTGTCCATAATACTTAATGTTAAATTGTTAATGAATAAATTGTTTGACCATAGGGGGTAGAACCCCACTGGCTAAGTGATGGGGGAGGTGGGGTTGGTGTATATCTCCCTCATGACTATACATCAATTTTTAAAATCAAAATAAAAAAAAAATTAAAATTTTAGATGATTATTCCTTCAATAGTTAAACTTTCATAAATAATAGTCCCAGATTTGGATATGTCATTTATTTTTTGTATGTTTGCACCTGAAATAAGAGACCACCTATTAGTAGGTACATTGGTTCAGCCAACATGGGAAAGTAAAGGATACCATTAGAAGGGCACAGGTAATGAACCCTTGAGATAACAAACAGAGTGAAAACTAATAATATATAAACGGGTGTAACTGCTGGTCTATAGGGGTAAGAATCTGGTTAATCCAGTCTAATGCAGTGAGAAATGTCTGTAGGGTCTCTTATTATATGAAACTAAGGTTTTACTCCTTATTTACTTTAGTTAGTTAAGAATAAAATAGGAGGGAGGGATAACTGTACCCAATTTTAAATGAAGCATTATGAAAAGAGTTATTGAAGAAGTTATTAAGAATGTAAACATTGTCAAGTGTGAAGGTGCTATCTGTGTGTCAGTTAATAATAATGACAGGAGATACTATGCCCAAGGAGTTAGTTCAAGAATGTTAGATGTAAAGAGATATAAGGTATGAAGTTATTAGGTGATTTCTTACTTTGGTTATGGCAATCCCCACAAAATTTATGTGGTATAATTTATAGGTCCATATCTAATAGTAACAGAATTTCTGTTATAGAAAATAATGACTCAAGAAATGTAGATGCTAAAGTATATTTACAGAAGTCTAATGGAGGTATAACTTTTGGTAAATATATATTTATTAATCAAGATTATACAGACAAAGAGATAATTATAAAACATGAATGTGGTCATGTAAAACAGAGTAAGATACTTGGTCCTTTATATCTATTAGTTATTGGTATTCCTTCTATATTACATGCTTGGATAAATAAGTATTTAGGATGTTGTTGGAAGAATGGAGAGCATAATTATTATCATTTTTATACTGAGAAATGGGCTAATAAGTTAATGGATATTGAGTAAAGTCAACCATCTAAGATTATTTCTTAATTCACTTCTGGAGTATTTTCGTATTATCTTGAAAATAATTAGTGAAAAATTTGCATATATCAAATATTTGACTTATCTTTGCATCATGATTAGGAGATAAGAACATTGTTCCATAGTATAATGGTTATTACACCTGATTTTGGCTCAAGTAATGTAGGTTCAATTCCTGCTGGAACAACTATAAATGCCCTGTTGGTGTAATGGAAGCACAAGACTCTTCTAAAGTTTTAGATAAGGTTCGAGTCCTTAATGGGGTACTTTTGAAGGTGGATTTTTTTTTTGTTTCATGATTTTTAAAGATTGGACTATCTGGTCTGTGAAGATAGGATAGTCAAAATGGTGGGTTAGTATAGTGGTTAGTACACAAGGTTTTCAACCTTGCAGAGAGGGGTTCAAATCCCCTACCCATTACAAAATTTAAAATATGTTTGAGAAAGCAATAAATTCAAATAGGAGAGGAAATATAGGAATGGGATATGCCATAGCTAAACTAACAGAGTTAGGATATAACATATCCATACCAATAACAGATTCTCAGGACTATGATTTAATAGCTGATTTAGCAGGAGTATTATTAAAAGTCCAAGTTAAAACTACTTCTTATAAAGATAAGAAGTCCGAGTATTATATGGTTGCTCTCAGGACTAAAACATATAATAAACTAAAGAGTTTTACAGATTCAGACTGTGATTTATTGTTTGTGCTTACTGAAAGTGGGCAAATGTATTTGATACCAAAGAATGAAATAAAGGTTAGAAATGGTTTAACTCTAACTACAGAGTTTGATAAATATAGTGTATGAAGTGTAATGGTTTTGCATACCTTCCTGTCAAGAAGGTGGATAGGGTTCAATTCCCTCATACACTGCCCTGAACTAAGTCCTATCTCAAAGAGTTGAGTAGGCAATGGAGGATTAACCCTAATGGTAAGGGAGCAGTTTGCTAAACTGTCAGTAGTCTTAAAGGATGT